TTTGGGACTAGCCCAAATCTTTGTATTATTACAGTCCTTCTGAATCGGACTTGTTGAACTCGGTCTTGAAATCAGAGACGAACTCATTTTTAGCATTCTTCAATGCTTCCATGGTTGCCTTTGTGTTTGTCTTCACAAACTCTGGCGTAGCAGTAACAATGTCAACTGACTTGCCAGTTACTTTTCCAAGAAACTTGCCTAACATAGTTTTCTCCTTAGTTGAATAGTGAATCTAGAATGTCATGAATTAAATCAAATAGCCAATCTAACAAACGGTCACCCCCTTCCCTAGATGTGCCGACTTATTCCTACTGGTTTCGATAAGTCGGGTGGTTGTAACGTGCAACAATGTTATTGAATTTAGTTTCAATATCATTGCACGCATCGTTTACCCACATTGGGAAATCGAGTGTGTCGTTTGTCACAGTGCGCTTTTTGCGGACTATTACTGCGTTAGTTATTAAGCCAGAGATTACGCCGGCGAGGAATAAAAGTATTTTAAACATTATTTCTCCTTCTTGAACAATGTCATGTTCTTGACGTATAGTGCAAGGCCGGCGACAACAAATGCTATCGCTGTGGTGACTAGCGCAACTTTCTTTAGAATCTTATTCATCGTAGAGTCCTATCTTGTATCTTGTGGAAGTCTTCAAGGCACCAGTCTTCAGTTGTAACTATTGGACTGTTCTTTGAAGATATTGCGACGGTTACTGTCAGTTTGGTTTTGTGACACATGGCACACAAACCTTTGCGCGGTACGTCATCGATGATTTTGATTTTCATACGGGTGTGTTCTCCACGATCCACGCTTGCATCATTGCCGAGTGCATGTCCACGATGTTCATTGCTTGCGTGAAATTGGCACACGGGAATGCGAAGTTGTGATGGTCGGAAGAATCACCGGTGGGTGATTGGATGCTGAACTCGATGTAGCAGGTTTCGGTTGCAACGTGGTAGTGTGCCACAAACGATGAATACATGCCCTTTGGAAGGCTGCGTCCATCGGTGTACCACGCGTTGAAACCATATGCCTGCTCGTGTGCTGTGTCAATGTCGACTTGGCGTACGGTGATGATGCTCATTATTTGTTCTCCTTTGAGTCGATGAAAAGAGCAGCGCCAACCACACCAATGGTGACTGTCACTACCCAGATCAAATTGCTGATGAGATTACTGATGATCATTTTCTTCATTATTCGCCCCTTTCGAGCTGATTGATTCGGTCGTTCATCATGTGAAGAAGCCTTTGGTGTGTTTCGATGATGTTACCGAGCTTTTCGGTGATTCTGGTCAAGCCCTTCAAGGCTTCCAAAACCAGTTCGCTACTGTCCATATTCTGAATGTTTGTCATGGTGTTTTCCCTTTCCCGACTTATTCCGAATGTTTATAATGCCCCGTTATCAACTTTGTCCCGGTGGGGCAGACCGAGGGGTTTTTGGGTGTTGACTACCCAGCCTGATTCGACATCCATTGGTGTCAGGCTACCAGTACATAGGCTTTTCCTGTTTACTGGATCGTGTCCTATGATTATTTACACGCCTAGTTATAACTAGGATTTCTCGTGAAAAGGTATTCGACATAGGAATTCCAACCTATTGGCTGGCTATTCGAAACCTTACACAAGATCTTTTAGATGATCTTTTCGATGAAGGTCTCCATATTATTGGGACCGAGTTCACCTTCAGTCATCTGAAACAGCCATTCGGCTGCTCTTTTGTGCTTGTTAGAGCCTTTGAAAATTTGGACATAGGTACTGGTGTTGTCGGTCATTTGGTACTGAACCGTAACACGCAGAGCCATTTTGAGATGAGTTTCTCCGTTTTGGACTACATCTCCAATTTCAAAGTTGATAAAGCCATCACGAAAGGTAGCTTCACCAATTTGCTTGAAGGTATCCAAAAGGATACGGGTTGTGAACGACATGTTTTACTCCTTGTTCAGTTCTTCGAATTTGGATTTCCAGTTGATTTCTTCGAATTCGGATTTCCAGTCCAAGGTGGCTTGGGTTTGTGCGTCGAGCTTCTTGGTCAGATCGATAATGATCTGGTGAAGGCAGTCTACGCAGTTGACGTGCTGGTAAGTGGTACCCAGTGTTTCGTGGGTGAACTCTTCGCAACGAGGTGCGAAACCTTCCGGGGGGTGACAACCCCAAGTGATCATCCAGTGTCGCAACATGTTTTACTCCTCTGTTCCGTAGAACTCTTCGTCGATGATCTTGTTGCATCTGCCGCAGTACAAGCCATGTGATTTTTCATCCATGAAGTACATTGCAAGGTGTCTGTCGGCACACGGGTTGTTCGTTGGCTTCTTATTCTTTAAGACCCAACGAATGAAAAGTGCACACACGATAAGAGTGTACACGAGAATTGAGGCGTAGTACATCATGCTTGTTCCTTTTTGTTTTCGGGTTTCTTGAAGACTTCATTCCAGCATTCTGGGTGAAAGCCCATGAGAATGAGGTCTCGTTCTTCTGGGGTCAACTGGGGGAAAGCGTCCTGAATCAAAAGACCACCAGTTGTCCAAGCAACAAACTGTTCCTTGTTCAACTTGATGTGATTGATCTTTTTGCAGTGATGACACTGGTTTCTGCCCCAGATTGTTTCTTGGCCGGCGTCCGAAAGATCAAACGCACGGATGTTGGTGTCAATGCTCATCTTAAGCCTCCTTAAATACCGACTTATTCCCTAAACAATAATACTATTATTATTAGACTAGGGGCTAAGTAAGAAAAAAAAAGAAGTCCAACCAAGTCGATGCATGTAGGGGACATGCACCGACCTGGCTGAACAACGGTTGGGTGACCGAACCCGCTAGAAGGGGTCTTCTTCGGTCACGATGGATGGGGCTGCGGGTGCGCTCAAGAGAGCCATCCCCTTGGTGTCGACGAACAAGTCGAGGTCGTCGAAGTCGCCGGTCTCCGGGCTGATCGTCAATTCACCGATCTCCCAGCGTGCGATGGCACCTTCCTTCAGGAAGATGGATGCCTTCTGCGAGGTCCGCTCCACACCGAACGAGGTGTACTTGTCGGTCTTGATGGCGGTCATCTCGAAGTCCGAGATGTCGTTGGCCACAGCGAGCCGGCAAGCACGGTGGTAGTCCTGACCGTCGCGGGTCTTGGCGGTCCCGTCGATGAAAGCCGTTGCACCGGCGATCACCTGAGCGTCAGCCTTCGGGTCCATCCACAAGGTGTAGATGACACCCGGGGTGAAGCCGGCGGGGCTGTCGAACTTCACCGAGAGGGTGAGAGGTACGACGACCTTGGTGAAGGTGGACCCATCCTTGCGGGTGTGGGTGTGCGTTGAAGGTGCACCGACCTTGGTGACGAGAAGAGTCATGAGACTCAACTCCTTTCTGTGACCTGAGTCACATCAACTGCGGTAGCCCGATTGCTACCAGCAGGCGGGAAACAAATCCCGACTTATTCCACGGCCAGACCCGTTAGGGAACTTACCGCAGAACATCTTAGAACGAACAAAAGCCAAACCCGAAACCTACGGACTATAGCCAGCACTGGGCTCATTTAGAATCGGGGGCAAGAATATTACTAAAGACCCAGATTCTTGAGTCCTTCGATCAGCAGATCCATCATGCACTTCTGTCCACGCTTACCGGCCTGGAACACTACGCGATCCAGCAAGCCGTAACGCAGGTGAGCATTTGCCTTGACGTACTCACCACGTCCCTCGTGCCACACCTTCTCGTAGCTCATCTTGGGGTCGGTGAGCCAACGATACAAGGCCACAGCCATCTTGCTGGGTGACTTTGCCTGTTCGATCTCGTCGACCATTTCCTTGATGATACCCGACAGATTGTCCGATGCGATGACAGCGTTCCATGCCTTGAAGTAACGGCTGGACCACTGTGTCTCTTCGCTCTTTGCTTCTGCCTTTGCCTGATCGTATGCACGGAGCTTGCGCATGTACTTGGTGTTGAACTCTTCAAGAACCGCCTGAACATCAGTGGAAAGTGTTGGGATCAACTCCTGCAGCTTGGGAATCAACTCAGAACGGTTACGCAAGTAAATCGTGTTCTGCTTTTCTTCCTGAACCTTCTTCAGTACCTGGACATAGGTCTTGACAAGTTCGGTCAATGGACCATCGTACATGTACTGCGAAAGCTTTTCGTACACGGTCTTTGGCATCCTGTTGGCAATGTACCCGTCAATGCTGACAGATGGCCGCTTCACAAGGTCATTGACCATGCTGTCCCAGAGATCACCAACGTTGCCCCTGATGTAGTCAAATGCATCAAGGTTTGCCGTCTGTGACGATGCGTCGATGATGTCATTGCCCGTTGCCGGCATGAAGCTTGGGTAGCTTGGACCGTAGATGCATGCGTAAACCATCATGAAGTTGGCAAACGAGCCAAACCCAGGGTTCAAGCACTGAGCCTTGATCATGTCCGTGGCGTTTTCACGAGTAAACGTGCGCTTTGAGTACGGAGTGTTGTCAATGATCTTGTTCAACTTGTCATCAACCGTGACACCACTGAGCAGTGAGCTCATTGATGGTGTAGCTTCAGCCAAGTCGATTACCTGAACCATTGCTTCGTTTACACGCATGAACGGCATGTAGTCCTCGTGGTAAGGCTCAATCGAATAGCCGCCAGGACCGTTTGGTGAACGGATCACAACGACCATGTTGATTGCTTCCTCTGGCGTAGACGGCACGTCCAGGTTAGCAGGGATGATGAATCCACCCTTTGCTTCCTGCAACATCATGTCGTTGCTGCACCACAGCTTAATACGGATGAAGCGAGCCATGTCACCATCCTGGTCCCAGGTGTCGTGCATCTCTGCGGTTTCGGCAAAGCGATACCCAGGGATGACTGCACCAAAGCGCTTGTCAAACCAGACAAGGTTATTGGTTTCCTCGGGCAGGTTTTGGCCTCCAAGCACAGCCAATGCTTCGTCAGTGATCACCGGTGCCATGAATGCGTTGTGCATGGGCAGCCAGATGTTTCCACGCTTGAGCGATGCAGCCATCCTGTTAGCCAACTGACCATAGGCCAGATGGATGAAGTTTGAGCTGTCGTACAGGGAGAAACCTGCTTCCTGCCACTTGACGTAGTTTGCCTGCCACTCTTGGAGTTCGTTGTTCTCGTTGACGATTCCACCTTCCTCCTGATCAATGGCATCCACCTTCATCCACTTTGGCATGAGTCCAAGCTCAATTTCATCCTTGAAATCAGCCAACAGATTATTGCATGTTGCCTTCATGTGTTCTGGCGTGTACAGCCACGGGTTGTTGATCATCGATTGATCATCAACTGAGACTTCGTACAGGGTTGGCATTTCCCATGCAACAAAAGTGTAGTTGCCATTGGTAGTGAACAACTCCTTCTTTTCCATGGATTCGTGGTACACCAAGTCTGACTGGATGTCTTCATCTTCAACGATGTGCAACAAGCCCTTCAGCATGAAGTTTGGCGTGATCATACGGAACAGCCAGGTGTGATTGCCGCGGTGAACTCCACCGATGATACGACGCTTGGTTTCCTCATCCTCAATGCCAAAGCACATCTTGATGAACTTTGACTTGCGCATGAATGCAGGACCATCGAACATGACCTCCTCAGAAGGATCATACCCAATGTAATTGTCCTGCAACCACTTGTTGGTGTACACGCCAAGCTTGATCGTGTTCATTGGCTTTGAGCGGTAGATCTCGGTAAACCGCGTGATTTCCTGAAGACGCTTTGGTGTCTTCTTCATATCAAGCACGTTGAGACCCAATTCGCTCAATGACCAGCTGTTATCGTCGCGCATCTTCAAGAAGAAAGCGTGGGTTGCGTTGGCCCAAGCAAAGTTGGATTCTGCGATAAGCGCATCCAGGTCTCCGTTGTCCTTTTCCATCCACGTCTTCAGCTCCCTGATGGTGATCATCTTGAGCTTGAACTTCTTGCCCCGGCTGTTGAGCTTGTGTTCAAACAAGCCGTATTGCCAGGTCGGGCTGTTCTTGATGGGCATGAGCCACAAGTTGTGCTTGTACTCACCGTTCTGACCCACGCGGGTTACGGTTCCCATCTTGAATGGCTTGTTCGTCTTGAGTGACGTGTCGTAGCCCAGCTTCTCAATGTCGCTTGGGTCGTTGGTTACGACGTGGAAGAAGTCATGCATGAATGCAATCACTTCTGCTCCTTTCTGGTTGTCGTGGAACTCTTGCGTCAAACGCTTGAGTTTTTCTTGTGGTGTTTCTTCTTTCATGGGTTTTACCTCCCCATTTGTTTTTGGTTTCATTGCGTTACCTCCTGTGTTTGGTGGTATGTTTGGTTGATGACGTTGGATGAACTCATCCAATTCTGGGTTGTTTGCAAGCATCTCTTCAATGCGATCTTGGATCCTTGCGTTACGTGCAGCCTTTGTTTCAGCAATAGCCCAAACGTTGATCGCCCATCGGTCTGGCGATACATCACTGACACTATGCGTGTGTTTGCAGTTGAAAGAAAATACTTCTCCCCCCTTAAGCAGCATGGTGTAATCGGGTTTGCTGGATTCACGATCTGAGGCAATGCTCCATTTGCACTGCCCAAGATTGATCGCAAAGGCCCATTCGGCGGCGTACGTGGTGTCACGGTGTGGCTTGATTGACCCACCCTTTGAGATCAAAGCAGTTTGTGCCTTCATCCCATACTGGTGGCAAATGTTAACAATCCATTGCCAGAGTTCCGCATGCATCAACTTCGGCTCAAATGGCTGAGTGATGTTTGATGCCGTGTCAAGTGGAGCCTGATATGGCATCCAGATCCTCTGGCGACCACGTGCGTACGAAGAGACATCAGTCTCCAGGATTGGAGCAATGTCACGCTCAAGCGTATCACGCAACCATTTCTGGACTTCTGGGCTCAGTACGACATGCTTCCGGATTGAATCCGGGGCTCTGCCTACGTTTGGTGGTGTTGTCATTGCGTTACCTCCTCGGTAAAGTATGGGCGACCACAGGCCTCAATGTGCCCCTGGTTCACCAGGTTTCTGATTTGCGCCTTTGTTAAGGGTATGTATTCCAATGGAAGCTCTGCCCCACCGTTTGTGCGCATGAAATGCTTTAAGGTCTTGTTTGACTCTATGGCATTCCATTTTGCCTTTGCTTTTGCATTGGCTTCTTTGTGCTTGGGGCAGTTTTCACTCCTCAAACACTGTTTGCCAGCACGTGTTGTGCCAACGCATCTTGGTGATGTTCTCATTTTGTACCTCCTGCGTACGTCTTGAGAGTGTCGATTGCTGCGCTTGCCCACAAGGTGGACTTGAGCTCGGTTCCGCTGATGTGCTTCTCCATAATGGAGATCAGGTTTTCCTGCTTGTCAACGGACATTGCCGGCCGTGCCTCCTTGAACAGTATCCTGATCAAGCCGATTTGTGCCTTGCTCATCGGGTCGTAAAACACAACCTTCTTCCCACTGCACTTAAAGCACTTGCTGTCTTCCTTGTCTTGGTACTTGCCCGTGCCTTTGCAGCGTGGGCAGGTTTCTTGGATCTTGCTCATGTTTTCTCCTTTGTTTGTGTTTGTGTTTTCTTCAGCAACCTGAGGATCGGATACACGCTTTATGGTGCAGCCTCTCTTTTGGTTGTTGAATCCTTGAATGATTGGGGTGAGGTCGACTAAGTTGTCTGCCTCAACAATCATCTTTTCTCCGTTATCGGAGAATGTGAACTGATACCTATTCATTGCTTTGCCTCCTTAAGGCTGTTGTTTTGGTTAAACGTTTTTCCAGGTCTTGAACACATTGTCGATGAACTTGCGAATTACCTTGTTATCGTTGTCTTCAAGAATTTGGTTGTACTTTCCTCTGAGCTGGATAACTACCCAACCATTTGTTGTTTGACTCAATTCAGCGTGTCCAATCCAATCATTTGTTGTTTGATTCTTAAATCCAACAATGATTGTCTTTGAAGGCTGCATTACCTTGTTCGCGTAGCTGCCAATACAGTTGTGCTGGTCTGAACCCCACGAAACAAGATCGTGTGTTGATTTCGGAAGAACGGAAACAATGTTATTTGTCACCATTTGATTATCCAATACCGCATATTTCTTGTTGTATTTGATCTTCTTGTCTTCAGTCTTCAACTTGTTGAACTCAGACATAATTAAGTCATGAGTTTCACGAATGTTTCCTTTGAAAGCAAGAATGTTTCTACGCACAGCACGATCTCTTATCTGGTGAAGCATTCTTCCTGCGTCTCTGCTGTAGATCATCATTGAGCTAGTTCCAAAGAAATCCCAGTCAAAATGAATATCTTCTGGTTCATCTGGGTGTATGAGTAAAGAATCGCCATCAGCTCTTCTATCAGCTATACTGATATATCTAACAGCATCATCCAAGATTTTCTTGTGATTAAAGTATTTAAAGAAATACTTAATCATTGGAAGACCATTGGGCTGATCTCCTGGGAATCGCATGTTCTCTGTATCAGTGATTTTAATCCGATCAAAGAAATGAGGTGGAAACGACCTGAGACATGACACCAGCTTGTATGCTGTTGCAAGCTGCTCCAACGATGTGAAGTTTGCAACTCCACCAAAGGCGTTCTTGCTAAGCCCATGCTGACCAGACTTTCCATAGGCCTTATTCAAGATATCCCGAGGATTTGTCCCGCCAGAAAGGTTGTTTATCCATTTATCCGGGAAACCATACAACATATCTCCGTAGAAAATGTTTTCTACCGATGAATGGCGAAGGTACTTTGCAATTGGGATGAAGTCTGCCGGAGAATACCACTGTTCAATTTGTTTAAATAGATCTTGGACAAGTGGTTCCATTGAATACAGATGTGCGTTTGTAGCCCATAATGCGTTCATACCCCATTGTGGCTTGTTCTTGAAGAACCACAGGAGCTTAACTCCAGATGGTGTTTCGTTGATTGTGAGCCTGATTGGAAGATCACGCATGAACACTTTGTTGCCCTTGCGTGGCTTGAAGGAGTTACGTTCTCCCTCAAACATCTCATCTTCAACCTCACCTGCTGTTGGCATTGCAATGGTAAAGAATATTACCCATCCCTTACCGTTTGCTTTGCGTTGTGCGGTTGCAATCATTCCACGAGTGTAGTGATCGTAACCACAATTCTTCATAGCACAAGACAAATAGCACCTGCCATTTGCATCGAACTGCATGTCTTTGAAGTTAACTTGGTTCTCTACTGCCTTGTAGAGAGCCCTCCTGAACTTGGCGTACAGTGTGTCTTTTGGCACTGCAGCTGTGTTGTTTGTTGTTTTGTTTGTCATGGTTATTTGTCTCCTTTAGTTGGAAGCTTGACTGTTTCTGATGGCTGAAGATCACGCTTCTTCAACTCTGGGTTGAGCTGGAAGATGTCATCAACCATGATGGTTGTGCTGTTACCGTGGCAGTACTCTTTTGCGATACCCCACAGCGTGTCACCTGGTGACGTGAACACAGAACTCACATCACAATAGGTTGGGTTTTGCTTGATCAGTCCAAAGCACAGCAGCGTAACCAAAGCTACGATGAGTGCAATGAACATTTTTGTTGCTTTGCTCATTGTTTTCTCCTTTGTTTGAGCATAAACTAGTGGCCTATCCACTAGTCATAAAAAAAAGACCCCCCAGGGGCATAAGCCCCCAGGGGAATCTTAACGAGTGATTATTTTTAACAAAGCGTCACTACTGCTCTGGATGGGGTACTAGCCCATACTTCGCAATCGCAAACTACTCCTTTTCGGAGCAGCCTGCGCACGGTGCGTCCGTCTCACAGACGAACTCCACCTGCACGAGGTTTTCGGACTCCCTCTGGATGCATGCATCGCAGAAGTTGCCGTAACCACGCTCGCTTGCGTAGGTGTTGACTTTCATTTTCAGTTCACCTCCTTTAACCTGCCATAAAGCAGGAGGGCAAAGCCCTTGGTTTGCTAGAGGCTCTTCCTCTAGTCATAAAAAAGAAAACCCCCAGGGACCGAAGTCCCCAGGGGTTATTCTTTGTTTTTCTTAGTACAACGTTACGTTGTTGTACTCATCAACGCAGCTGGTGGCGAACTTCTGCGCCTCCTCTTGTGGCATGACGTTGCCGTCCACAAGAATCTGCGTGATGTCCGCAACCGTCCACTTGGCATGTGCTGCCTCGTCAAGGCCGGCGATAACAGCAAGTACGAGGAGTGCTTCAGAAGCTGAAGCAGTCGTTCGCTCGCCGTTCGTCTGCCAAAACAGAAAGTTGTAGTGCTTCCTGACTGACTCAACGATTTCGTTGAGAGTGTAGGTCTTGTCGCTCATTTTTAATTCACCTCCTTTTTACCTGCTCAATGGCAGGAGGACTTTGTCCTTGGGTAGTTTGCGATTTTAAGCCGACAGCTACTTCTTGAGCTTGGGCTTTGAGTTCTTTGGCTTGCGCCAGTGGTGGCGGTAGTCCTCTGGAGTACGGATGCCATACCCGTTCATCGCGTGGAGGGACTCCATCATGGGCAAGAGCTGCAAGAGCTCCCTGTGCTTGGGCCTGCGCAACCGCTTGGGGTTGATCGTGGTGGCCGACTTGATCCTAGCCATTTGTTTCTCCTTGTCTGTTCACGAGTTTGCATTTGCAAACTTGTGTCTATGGTTCATACCACAGAGTTGAACGCACAAGCGATACCTAGTGTGGAAATCTCTTGTGCGCTCTCACCGAGTACGAATCGGATTACGGTTACTTCTGCTCCTCGGCAACCAACGCATCCAGTTCGCCAAGAACCTTCGAGTAGTGCCTGATGAGTATGTAGTTCGTGCGGAAAGCCTCGACGACATCACGGAGTTCGTCATTGAGGTCGAACTTGATGTTGCGTGGATTCTCTTTGTCGCCAGCAAGTTGCACTTCGCTATGAATGCAACCAAGCACGATTTTGCCAGCCTCGGATACGAGTCGGTCTGACTCATTCCAAAGTTTGCCAACAAACTCGGCTGTGTGACGACGCTTTTCTTTGTTGTTCATTGTCTTGTACAATGCCATTGTTATCTCTGTTTCTGTTATCTGTTGATGTTGCACAACAGAGTTGATAGCACAAGCAGGACGAACCAACTCTTATGCTATCTCACTGCATTGCAACGATGATTGCGATTACTTACGCAAAATTCTGCACACAAAATTTGGAAACTTGCCAGCCCAGACGACAGTCGCAAAGTTGTACTTGTCAAGTGTTGCCACAACCGTATCTTCGGGGAAGATGATCATAGACCCATCATCTGGGTCTCGAGCGACGAGCATGCCGGACTCGTCGTTTCGCTGGTTAGCAAGCAACTCATCGACTCGCCTGTGTTCTTCTTCGTTCATCTTTTCCCATTCGTCATGGGTTGAAATGACATCGAGCAGAAGAATTTCCGTCTCCTCGTTGTCACGACGAACTTCAATTAGTTTCATCATTTGTTTTTCTCCTTTGTTTAACTGTAAACTAGAAACCTTTTCCCTAGTCATAAAAAAGAAACCCCCAGGGACCGAAGTCCCCAGGGGTTACTTTTATTGCAATCAGCTACTTCCGGCTGATCCACCAGGTTGCAGCAGCAAGGTTGAGAGCCTGACCAAGGATCGCGCAGACCACGCGAGGCTCGAAACCACGTGCGATGCCCTCGTTGAGCACGAGCTCGTAGATCGCACGGTACTCGATCTCCTCCTGCTCGGTGGACTCCAACTCATTTGGGGTCAAGTCCAAGGACTTGATCATCTTCAACTTGCTCATGACGGCGTCACGAGCCTGCTGCTCAGGGTTTGCTGACATTTCTTTCTCCTTTGTTTGTTTATGTGCTACTGTCCTTTACTTGCTGTCCAGGTTTTACTTACTTACTTACTTACTGCCTTCTGTCGTACACGATTCAGAAAACCCAATGTCATGAAGATTGTGAGAAACCACACGACAAACGTTGAGTTACTCTGACTTGCCAGCAGCATGTAGTACACCACCCCAAACGCAGCAGCCTTCACCGCTTCGTAGGAACCGTACTTCCTGTTGATCTTGCCGGCAATAGCCAGCAAGCTCCATGCCACCTCACCAACAATGGTGAGAACGAAGATGCCAATCACCGATACGGCGAAGAGCACCAGGATGATTTCTGACAATATGTGCATGTTTTTCTCCTTGTTGTTTGTTGTTTACTTAACAACCTGGACAGCAAGTAAAGAACAGTAGCACTGTTGTTTAATTTGACTTGGCTTCTTCAGACCGTGGGCAGTCATCCCACAGTGACCCTTGGTAGGGTTTCGCCTTATTTGTTGCGGTACTCAGTACATGGCACACCGATCTTTCGTGCGCTAGGAGTATGGAGGGTAGCTTTGATTTCAACACCCTCAATGTAGACAGCTGCACCTGGGTGGAACTCATTCAACGCCATGTCTAGATGCATGTTGTCAAGCATCTCTTGAGTAACCTCTACCTGCCACATATCAAGGTTACGCATGTACACATACACCCCATCTGCATTAACATACGACCTGCAAAGATCATAGTCTGATGGTGTCACCGATGGATTTACATAGAAATAAACCCTGTTGTTGGTAGGCGTAAGCACCATCCCACCATTAACTATCCGCCTACTGTTAGCCTCTGTGGTAAGGTGCCACAGTACACCAGTATTAAGAATGTATTGCTTGATTTGTTCCAACGTTTTCATGTTTACCACCATTTCTTTGCATCGAATACTTTAATTCCCAAACCCTTGAACATTTCCAGGTTCTTATCGCTATCATCCATAGCAAATACAACATCATACTTTTTCATAATCCGTTGCATCATAAGCCTCTTGTATTCAACTGGTGGTAATTCGCTCCACTTAATTGGCCTGTGCCACATCGAGTCCACCAAGCTATGAATGCCTGCTTTCTTAAATCTGATCCAAGTGTTCTTCTTGCAGCTTTGTCCTCTTGCTGTCAAGAAAACCAACTTAAATCCCATCTCCTTAAATACCTTAATTAATCCAATCCCAACTTCCAACTCACGCATCTTAAGTGTTTCTTCCACCCACCATGCATCAGTCTCCATTGTCCAGCCTGGCGCCTCTTCAAATAAAGTGCCATCAATGTCAACGATTATCGCTTTTTCTTTCATGTTGTTCTCCTTAATCACTTGTTTGGACATTCGCCGTTAACCAAGAATCGCTTGCTCCTCATACAACCATATTCATTTATACGAGAAACAACCTTGTTGTAGTGCTTTGCATCACCAATAATCCGTACATATGGCTTACCAAACAAACCACCAACAATACGTCCTATGCCCCATGCAATATCACTTAACTCATCCTTGAATTCTTCAAAGCTTTTCACTTCAAACAATTCATACAACTCACCTTTTCTTTTACCTTCTACTAGCTCCCTGCTAAAGATGTCAGCAAAGCCATCTTTCCATGAACGCGCATCCATGCATCCACACCATTCCATTTCTTTCATTATTCTTCTCCTTAATTAAAGATTAGTGGCCTATCCACTAGTCATAAAGAAAAAAGGGCCCAAAAGGACCCTTTTCTCTTTGACCTGATACCCACTTCTTGGTCTTGCACTTTGAGTTATTAAAACTTCTCGAGTTCCAATTCCTTCTCTCCCAACAACACTCCAATACGACTGCACTCATCGCAAACTTCACGCAATTCACGATTTATCTCATCGTACCTTCCCCTTGAACAACTCACCCTACTCAACAGCAAAACCTGTTGTTCAAACAACAGATTCTCCCACTTCATCTGGAGATCATAGATCTCTTCGATGAGCTCAAAGAACTCATCCATTTCTTTCTCCTTTACTCTAAAACTAGAGACCTATTCCCTAGTCATAAAAAAGAAACCCCCAGAGGCAAAGGCCTCCAGGGGTTTCTTAGTTGGTGATTGTTCTGTTACCAGGCGTCACCACTGCCCTGACTCTTAGTCAGTTTGCTGGGAACTCGTGGTCTGTCCCGTCAGCATGGCGATGGCCACATATGGCTTCTCCATTGACGAACTTTATCCACGAATCCAACGGGTCACCCCATTTGTCCACCATGAGTCCTTCACCCGTGATGTGACAATATGGCGTAGGCCGTTGCCCATGCATATTGCTGGTAAGCATTCACCTCCTTTCTGAGGTCTATTAACTAGTCATAAAAAAAAGATCCCCCAGGGACCGAAGTCCCCAGGGGAATCTTTTTATTTGACTATCTTCAGGTGTTCTCTTACAGCCCGTGTATGTATACGGGTTAGTAATTACTTGTGTGTTTTTGGCTTGTTTCCGCGGATTCCGTGTGAACGGAAAAAGTCCATCTTGTTATGAGAAACGAATTTCCCATCATGATACAACTGGTACCCACACTTGATAGTGCCATTGTAGCGCTTAATCCCGTTACCGTCAGGAACTCCTGACCAAGATTTACGTTCAATTTCACTTTCAAGTAATTCCGCAAAGAAATCAAGATCACTGATTTCTTCTTCATTTGCAAAAGCGTAGTTATCAATCCAATTGTAGTAATCAACATCGTTTTCAGTGATGCCAACTACAAAAGGTGTTGGAAAACCTACTTCTACAAACTGGTTTACCTTTTCTTGCAATTCCTTCTGGGCAAGAATTTCATCCATAGCAGAAATCATGTTCTTAACGAACTGTTCTGCAATGGCTTCCTTCTTGAAATCCCAATTGATGTACCACACTGCCAAAAGCTGTGGAACCATGGAAATGACAAGAAATGCAATCACTACTAAGTATGTGCTCATTTCGTTCTCCTTTTGTGGAGTACACATACACAAGCAGCAAAAGCACACCTGCTAACTAGAGACCTTTTCCCTAGTCATAAAAAAAAGATCCCCCAGGCCAGCAGAGGGTTACTGGCCCAGGGGAATCTTCTTTGTGCAAGATAGCTAGTTAGCTAGCAATCCTGTAGACGATCTTGCGTATTTCGTTTCCTTCATACGCCATGATCCACTTGCGTGTTTCTCCGTTGATACGAAGGTCACTGTAGCTCTGCATGTACTGCCATGATCCAAGCTCGGACATTTGGCTTACTGTCACCGTACCGCTCCATGCATGGATGTAGTCAAACCACATTACAGTACCGTCATGCTTGAAATAGACAAAGTATTTGCCATTTCCAAACATGATACGGTTTTCTTCAGCAGCCCTCACCAATTCGCTGAGGTAGTACTCCATTGTTGAAGCAGTGAACTCAGCCGACACTTCCTTTTGTGGTTCTGCACCACGCAGGAAGGTGACAAGGTCTGATGCCACACGGTGATCAGTGTACATCTCACCATTGTAGTCACTGTACTCTACTACAGAGGCATCCACAATATCAATGATGAGCTTCTTGCCACCCTCATTGATGTACCACAGAGCACTATTACCGAAGTAGTAGCGCCCTTCCTGTGCTGCAGAGATAACCCGCTTGTACAGGTTGAATTGCTTGTCTGTGATTGGGTTTGCGTATGTTGCGATAGCAACACCTCCTTATTACACTTTTTATTATAGAGAGATAGTGTCTCTCTGATTACATTATTTAACCTGGGTAATCAATAACCAGGGATCATGGACAGTTATAGTCGATCCAATCAGACTGTATGGGGTATACCCGGGTGGGCTCGTTAAAACCTTTAAGGTTCAACAAATACCCACTAGTACTGGCCCTAATTTTTTTCTTTTTTTCAGCCTATTAGTTTTTTTTATATATGTTTTTATATGAAAAATTTTTTTCTATGTTTTTATACCTATAGGGAAATCGCCGGCGAAAAAAGATAGAAATATTTCTCTACAAAAGGTTGCTATAACACACATGCTTTGCTAGTATCTTCTCTGTCATATACATATCATGTACGTTAAACATATAACCATCAATGCCTAATACAAAAGGATAAGAAAATGAGTGACAACAAGAATATGTTGGTAAAAGAATCCCAAGATAATCTCGAACTGGATATGTTTGAGGATTATGAAGGGTTAGATGTTGAAGATGATATCTTTTATCAATTTGACTCTAAGACATACTATGGGGCTAAATCTATGTATGTTGATGTTGAGGATTATGATTTTGATAACTATGGCTACGATGACTAATATTAAACATATATAAAAAGAAAAACCCCCTGGATATACCGGGGGGTTTTTTTATATCTTTATATGAGTATTATTAGAATTTATCTAGATCATCAGGAAACTCTGTAGGATCAACAATCCAAGACTCAATCTCTCCATCCCTACAAAGATCTTCTATAACATCAAACTTGTCTTTGCCGGTCAACTCACAAATATCGTCCATCATCTCCCACTGTTCCACGCTAAAAGTATTAAAAACAACATTCCCATCATCATTAGAATGAACAGTTAAAATAAAAGACTTGCCATCATTTTCGTCTTCAGAATCCATGATATAAACATTGTCATCAAAAATGTCATCACCCAAAGAGTTAATAAACTCAATAAGCTTTCGCAAATATTCCATGAACACCAACTCTTGAGATACTACACATATAGTAATCTCTCAAAAAATAAAAAAATAATTTCGCCGCGGGAAACGCCGAAAATAAAAGATTATTCTTTAGAGTCTTTTACCAAAGTTTCTTCCCACATATCACCACAATCTCTACACTTAATAGAAAAACGATCTATAGCTTTATCTTTAGATCCAAGTTTAGTAACTGAATGATTTGGTGGGAAAGAACACTCCGCACAAGTTGTTGATTCAAAACTTGAACTCATATATTGTTTTTCTCTTTAATCAAAGAAACAAGATCTTGATTTAGCTTAAGTTTTTCTACAGCATTATCTCTACCTTGGGCAAAATTTTCGCCATCGTAATAAACCCATGCTCCTTTTTGAGTAAAAATACCTTGTTCCAATCCGAGGTCAAACAAACAACCGTATTGGTCAACGCCCTTGCCATAAAGAATATCAAACTCAGTTATCTTTAATGGTGGAGCCATTTTGTTTTTAATAACTTTAGCTTTTACCTTAATTCCAACAGCTTCTCCTGATTTATCTTTTAGGTCTTCTTTTTTGCGAAGATCTATGCGAACTGAAGCAGCGTATTTTAATGCCATTCCACCAGGAGTGGTTTCTGGATTACCAAACATAATACCAATTTTACTTCTTAATTGATTAAGAAACAATAAAAGTGTTTTTGTTTCCGATGCGGCAGAAACGAGCTTGCGCATAGCTTTGGCCATTAGACGAGCTTGTAAACCCATCTGAGCGGACTCCATTTCACCTTCAAGTTCAGCTTTTGGTATAAGCGAAGCAACCGAGTCAATAACAACAACTCCAACCTCTCCTGATCTAACAAGTCGATCAACTATTTCAAGCGCCTGCTCGCCGTAATCTGGCTGAGAAAATATTAGCTTATCCAAATCCACACCAAGAGCATTCATGTAGATCGGATCTAACGCATGCTCGGCATCAACATATGCGCACTTAAGACCCATCTTCTGTGCTTCGGTAACAACTGTTAATGCTATTGTAGATTTGCCCGAAGACTCAGGTCCATATATCTCTACTATTCTTCCTCTAGGAAGTCCACCAATTCCAAGTATTCTATCCAGTGTTGGTGCACCAGTAGGTATCGATGGCCATTTTTCTATATTAGTAGAACCAAGTGTTATTACTGAACCGGAACCAAATTGACGCTCTAATTGAGCAATTATTACATCTAAAGCTTTTGAATCATCCATGAAAATATTTTATCATACTTTCAGCGTCAAAGCTTGTTGCACTTCTTTCATCTTTTCCACAACTCTAGATTCTACAAATCTTAACTCTGCTTGAGTTTGTGGATCCTGTCCAAGCATTGACTGTCTCACTTGCTCGCGCAATTTTGTTAACTTCTTAAGATATTCATATGATGGTTTGATTGTTTTAGTCACTGTGTTAGCTCCTAATGTTGATGGTATAATTGATACAGAAATTATATACAGATAGGATACTTAAATGCAACACAAAGCACAAATGCGTGAAGATTATTATCGAGCAGTCTTTTTACTTAAAAATAGATTTAATACTGTAAATGATCTTGTTAAGTATTGGGCTTACGCGGGCGCGTGCGATCAAGGTCAACCAGAAATAGAAAACATTAACCAGAACTTGAAATAAAAAAACAAAAATAGTAGACTGGGATTTTACCCCCTACCCCCTACCCCCTTACTATATACATATATATTATAATTATATGTATATATATAATAATATAATTATATTAATATATAGGCATTTTAAAAAAGATTGGAGCATAGATGAAGTTGTACCAAATATATGTTCCGGATCTTAACGCCTATGTAAAGTATAAAGTATTAGAACCAGAAGAGATAGATTCTTTTATCTCACAACTTAACGCTAAAACAGAAAAAGAAAGAAGAAGAAAAGTTCTTCAATATGTGATATTTAATCTTAAAACAGAGATATCACAAGCACTTGGTCTAATGACAAGACCCGATGCAGAAAGATGCGTAGAAGCACTATACACTGGGTGTGTAATGCTGAACCCCGGTCTAGACATAGACTATTGGGTAGCAATTGCCTATTCGTTTGGTGCCGATGAATACGACTTATCAACAGACAGAAATTTTGAAGAACTAAAAAATATTCTAAGTAAAGTAAAAGAAAAATCTCTTAAAACAAATAAAAGCTTAGATAAAAATTCTTCTCTAACCAAAAAGATAAGTAAACAAAAATTTCTTGGTTTAGAGCATCATTTGAAGAATAATCTTATTGGACAAGATGAAGCGGTTGAAGCGATATGTGAAGCTTTATTAAGGTCACAAGCCGGTCTTAATGATACTAATAGACCCCTTGGTATTTTTATGTTTGCCGGCGCCTCTGGTGTAGGTAAAACACATTTGGCAAGAACATTGCACGAATATCTTTTTTCTGATGAATATCCAATGGTAAGAATTGATTGTGGCGAATTTCAACAAAAGCATGAAAATCAAAAACTAATAGGTTCTCCTCCCGGTTATGTTGGGCATGATGAAGGCGGACAGCTTGTTAATCAAATACAAAAAAATCCAAACTCAGTGGTGCTAATTGATGAAGTAGAAAAAGCACATCCAGATATTTGGAATACTTTTTTGAGAGTATTTGATGAGGGTATCATTACTGATGGCAAAGGTGAAAAAGTAGATTTCAGAAATACAATAATAATATTAACCACTAACCTTGGTAATGAAAAAACAGTTGATCATATGATAGGAACAGGAACTGGTTTTAATAAAAATGTAAGTTATCAAAAATCAACTTCTGTGATTCCAGTCAAATCTATGGTTGAGAGAAATACTATGGATGCTGCTAGAAAATATTTTAGGCCAGAACTATTAAATAGAATAGATAAAATTATTGTATTTAATCATCTTACAAGATCTGACTGTGAAAGAATAGCAGAATTAGAAATGAGAATTATTTCTGAAAAATTAAATAAAAAAGGTTTTAATATTGAATATAATCAAAATGTAATAAATGGTTTAATAGATGCCGGCATAGATTCTGTTAAAGGTGCCAGAGGCCTTGCACAGGTGAGAAGAGATAAGATAGAGACATCTTTAGCTAAAACTATCGTTAATAGCGCAATTCCAAAAGGAACAACATTTACTTTAGATTATTCAGATGATATGTTCCATTTTACGGTTATTAAACCAGCTAAAAAAGTAAAGACAACAAAAGCTTAATATTACTATTAATATCAAAGAATTAATTATGGAGATTATATGGGCATAGGCAAAGATGTTTCAGCTGCAATAGCAAAAGGGAAATCAAGTGGCAGGTCCATAGGTGCCGCAATTAGAAAGAACCCCAAAAAGAGCATGATGATTGGTGCCGGAGCAGTTATGGGTTATGGGGCCCTTAGAGGTAGAAGAGGTTCTGGGACTGGAGTAAGAATGCCAGGAGCACAAAGAGGAATAAGGAACTACTAACAATGCCCAAAATGCCTGGCAAAACGCTGCCGTATGTTATGGACAAACTTGGTTTAAGTGCAAGAGCCGCAGGAAAGTATATAGATAGTCCACGTGGCGCAAGATTAGTTAGCAAAGTAGAAAAAAGAGCGCCTTCAGCTTTAGCTAGAGTGTTTGCTGTTGATTCGGCTGGTTCAGCTAAAGCAATTTCCTCACCCGCAATGCTCAATAGAGCAAAAAACATTGCGGCAAGACAAAGGCAAGTTGCAGGTAGATATGCAGCAGGTGGTATTGGTCTTGGCACTTTGGGAATGTATAACAATAGATCAAGTAGCGCAAGAAGAGGTGGTCCAGCACCAATGACAAGAGCAAGACCAGGTTCAGGAAGAAATCCATAAACAAAATAGGAATAGTGATGAATGATTGGAAAAATTATACAGATGTAAATGGCGATTTTCAATTAGCCAATTTTCTTTATAGGAGTATAAATGAATTAATGAAAAATTCCTTAGATATGGGCACACTGCTTTGTGCTGACCAACAAAAACTTAGGGCATACAAAGAGCAAATTAAAAAGCTTTTTAAAAACAAATGGCTTAATATTGCAGACGCTTTGGAATATTTTGAAATCATAGAAAAGTGCGTTTGTTACACAGATAGATCAGAACCCTATTGCGATGTATGTAGAGGATCTAGATATAAAATATCTTCTTATCTTTCTCCAGATGAATTGAGGGAAGTAAGCACGTTTGTTAATGCTATTCAAGATAGCGAAACTCAAGAAAAGTTGCAGAAAGGTTTAATAAAACTTTTAGAAGACATTAATTAAAAATATGTTTTGCCCCCGTTGCAATTGCCAAATAGATTTAATGTCAGAAGAAAGTTTTGTTGATTATGATGAACCTTGTATAAAATTAAAAAAAGAATATTTTTGTACAACGTGTAAATGTATTTTGATAGAATCGTTTAAAGATTTAGATTTTTATAGCTCAGATTGGATTGATTTTAATGGCTGAAATAGAGAAATATAATAATAAAGAAAAATTTTTAAAGAGTTTTGAATCTTTGCGTCCTGATTTGTTTTTTCCAGAAAATTGGACCGAAGAAGAAAAAACAAAAGCAGTTGAATTGACAAGACCGCAAAAAACAAGATCAACAATGTTTTCTTCAATTCCAATGAACTGTGAATCAGTTAAATGCATCTTTGCTGCAACGTGCCCTTTAATAAAAGAAAACCTTGCTCCAAAAGGCAAGCCATGTCCGATAGAAATGAGTATGGTTGCACAATTTACCGCTGAATATATGGAGCAGTTAGATGTCCATCCAGAGAATTTGATAGAAGTTTCTATGATAAGAGATTTGGTAGATCAAGAAGTTCAATATCTTCGCAAAACAAAACTTCTTGCCAAAGAACATTTTATACAAGAAAATATTATTGGTATTGATCAAGAAGGAACACCTATTCTTAAAAAAGAATTACACATGGCTGTTGAGCTAGAAGATAGACTTCATAAAAGAAGAAAAGATTTGCGTAACCAATTGCTTGCAACGCGAGAAGCAAAAGCTAAAGCCGGACAAATGCAAGCTGATAGCGCACAAGCAATATCTGACATTCTATATAGAGTACAAGCTGTTCAAATTGAAAAAGAAAAAATGTTAAAACAAAAACTTGGCATATATGAAGTTGATGACTATATTGAGGCCCAAACAAAAGAATTAGAGGTTCCGCCAAATGGCGATAACGAATGATTTTAACATTCATCCATCAGTACTTCTTGCAAATGCTTTAAAAAGCACGGGTGACATTGGTTCATACTTTGGCAAAATAGCTTCTTCGCAATCAGATAGCGTATATCGGATCAGGCAAAGAATTTTTAGAAAGATATCGTCAATTTGAAAGTCGATATCAACAAATGCTTAAGACCGAGTTAGATTTATCAAAATCTAGTGGAGTTGACATTGACTTTTTAAAACGAGGCGGTGCAATAAATCTAGACGTTCTAAATGCAAATGTTAAACAAATACTTGAAAGAGAGTATAGAGAAGATGTTCTCAGACTACCTAAACTTTTTCAACAAGTAGGAAGTCCATCATTACAATTGCCATCAAGTAACAGATATAGGCATGCATTTAGATATTTTGTTGACAGTAACGAACGGAGAATTAAATCCAGCAAATATAGTGTTGAACAGAACAATATTTAACGTAAATCCAAATAGAACCGGTTTTGATGCGTTTAATCTTGGTACATCAAATTTAATGGGTTTTAGATCTTTAAATCAAATGTTTTCCGTTGATGAAACAACAGGTAAAACAACACTAAAAAATATGAAAGATGTTATAGCTGGAAGATCTGTAAAAATGTTCGACGTAGAAACCTCTGGTGTATTTAGAAATTCGCAAATAGTACAAATGGCTTTGGCTGACATTTCAAGTGACGGAACAATATCTCCTGGTTTTAATGCAAGTTTTAAATCTCCCCAACTAGGTGGTTTAATGTATGGGGAGCAAAAACCTTTTTCTGATTTATTTTCTTCCGGAAAAATTATTGGTTCAGAAAATGGTGGTAAAGAATTTTTGGACGAATCAACAAAAATGATAAATGATTTAATAGATTCAAGATCGGTTATTGCTGGTCACAACTTAAATTTTGACATTCAAAAATTAACTGGGACAATGAAGCAAATGCCCGCTTACGCAAATCATGAAGGTGCTAAAGCGGCAATAGAAAGATTGCATTCTAGTATCGAAAGCGGAGAAACAACTTTATTAGACACCCTTGAATATACCAGAGCTTATATGAATGATTTAGTTAATTCAGCAGTTGATGAAGAGTTTGCAAGAACAGGAGCTGCTAGAACAGATTCTGAAGTAGCAAAACTTTACAGACAGTTTATCTATTCTCCAGAAACTATGGCCGATATAAGAATAGGTGGTGGAGCAGCATATTCTTCTGTTGAAGCAATAGCTTTAAATACCGATTTAACCGCAAGAATAGTTAGAGACGCAGAAGCGGGAGACGAAGCCGCAAAAGTATTGCTAGATAAGATGCAAAGAGGATCTCACCTAGCAGATACAGACACAATTCTTCAATCATTTATATTAAGATATACAACTACATCAGATTCAGACGAAAGACTTCAATTAGCTAGACCGGGTGGTGGAAAAAGCAGTTCAGTTTACGAAGCTTTATCAGAAGATGCAAAAATAACTGCAGACAATATGAGAAAAAAAATATATAGATCTAGTGCAAATGTTCCAACAAAAAATATAGCCGATATAGAACATTTATCTGAATCAACATTTAATTATATATTGACAGATGAGGGCATTCAAAAGGTTACTCTATTTTCTGACGACGCAACAAAAGGTTATATTAGATACGACACAACAGAAGCAAAATTTATGCAATACTCCCCAGAAGGAGTGTCAGAATACTCTGGATCATTTGATTCAGTTAGGGGTATATTGGAAAGAGCAAGAGGCGGAGATTCTGGTGCTGCTAATTTAATTGCAAATTTTGGCGTAACATATGGGCAACAAAGTAGAGCTCAAGAAATGAGAAAAATTACAGAAGCAATTGGGGCAGCATCTTCTGGTGAAATGACAAAAGAAAGCATACTTGGATCAATAGGTAAAGTTTATAAAAACTTTTCATCTAGTCCATCTTTGTCTGAGGCAATAAGAATAAGTTCAAGCGGCAAATCTGCACCGGCGCCGTTTACAATGGGCTATGGAGTGGGTAGCCTAGATGAATATCTAACAAAAGCTATAGATGTAGCAAGATCAACAAATCAAGCAGCAATGCCGTACGGATTTTTAGATGAAAACAGTAGAGTGTTTAGCACAATTTTAGCGGAAGCAACACATACAAACGCCGAAGATGCAAGATTAAATATAATTAATCAATTAAACAAAGAGGGAATAAGTGAAGAAGCTAGAGCTAAATTAATGGCTGAATTGGATAGTTTAAGTTATTCTTCTTATATGGATATATTTTCAGAAACTGGTTTATCTCATTTTCAAACACAAAAAGAAGCATATTTAGGATTAAAAGTAAACGCCGACGCCGCAGCTGAAAGTACAATTGATTTTGGTTCAAGAGTATTTTTGCCCACAGAAGTTCTTCAGGATGTGGTTAATTCAGAGGCTGTTAAAGGTGCTCTTGGTGAAAATGTGATGGGAAGAGGTAGAGTTTCTTTAAGCGTTCTAAAAAACAAAGAAAATGAAAATGTTATAAATCTTTTTTGGCAACTAGATGCAACAGCAAAATCTACAGATTATGAAATCATAGCTAAACAGTTGGTTGACGACGCATTAGCTGCACATCATGCACGAGCAGCCGATACTGCAGTTGAAACCGGAATAGACACAGCAACAGCACTGCAAAAGTTAGGCGCAGAATTCCAAGCAGCAATCGATTTATCAAAAAGGGATAAAGATTATTTGGTAAAAAATTTAGCCTCAAGAATAGAAGAAGGTGGAATAGGTTACGCTTATCAAGGTGGAGCAAAAGCACAAAGAACAATTTCGAGCCTTTTAAGAGCTGGATGGGATTTAATAAATGATAAATTAATTAACGAAACAGCGTCACATATAGATGTTGTTGGTGACACCGTAAGAATCAGCGCTTTTGCCAACGAAACTGCATTGCAAGTATCTGGTAATGTTGCCAATATGCAAGGTGCAAATGCTACAGTTGTTGAATCTTTAAACAAAGCTGCAAATATTTTAGAAGAAACTAAATCAGTTGCGGAAGCAAGAAAAATTATGACAAGATCCAGACTTGGAGCTGGAGAAAATGTTGCGTTAAATTTCTTTATAAATAATAAAAAATTAATATATGGAACAGGACTTGGTATTCTTGCAGCTGGTGCCGGTTACTATGCATATGGTAAATATAAAGAAAATCAATTTTATAATGAAACTTTAGAACAACAACCAACTACTCAAAGGCCATCTAATTCAAATATGATGTCTTATACAATGCAAGAACCACAAACAAGTTCTTCGTTTAGAAGAGATCCATTGGTAACAGCTGGTGTAGTTGGAAATTTAGATAGAAATAAAATAGGTCATTATAATATGAGTTCTAAAAAACATTCTCATTTATTTGGAGGATAGATTAAATGGGATTACTAAATGTAGGTGAAAAAGTTGGTTCTAGATTTGGTGGCATGACAGGTCTGGCTCTTGGCGCAATAGGTTTGGCTGGAGTTGGAGCCGGCGTAGGTTCGTCCGCCAAAGAAGCGGCACTTGATATGGCATTTAACGATCCTAACGCAGATGAAGCTTTTATGGGCAGATCAATGTCTAGTGGGTTTTTAGCTTCCGCAGCTACACACGGAACCGCCGGTGCTGTTGGATTGAGCCTTGGAACTACAGTCGCTGGTGCAGCAATAGGTGGCGGCTTTGCAGCAAAGATGATACCAAAAACTGCAAAGTTTGGGAAATTAGCAGAATTTGGTATGGGTCGTAAATCTTTAATTGCAGCAGCAGCTGCTATTGGTGGAATGATTGGCATGGCAAAAGGACCTATGGGCGAAACCGCTTCTGTTTATGGTCCAGCTCCTTCTGTTGGTTTGCAGGCAGCTACAACTGGCATTGGAGCAGTTATTGGTGGAGCAATTGGTGGGCTTGGAGTTGGATATAACAAAGGGTTTAAAAAAGCAGCAATTATGGGTGGGATTGGTGCTGTTATGGGAGGAATAGCTGGGGCATCGGTTGTTCCTGCGGCAACTTTAGCTAGAGTAAGAAGTAATCAAAATTTGTTGACCAGTAGTCCATATAGCACTTCTTTGGGTATGGCTCAAGCATTGAACGCATCTGGCGATATTGTTCTCGGAATGCATAATTCAAGGAATGGTTACTAATGCCAATTAATCCAATGACCGGAATGCCTCAACCATATTCTCAAGAAGAGATGTTGGACGCTCCCCTTGTTGTGAGGATGGGAGGAAAATTACCAGCTACAACTGCAGGTATTGGTTTCCAAGCTGGCCGTTCTGCTAGAACAATTATGGCTGGCGGCGGTTTTATGGATGACGCTGTACGATTTGGGATTAACAAGAAAGCTAGAAGGTATGGAGCTTTCAGGCGCGGATCAATGACACTAGATGCAGCAGATTTAAATTCTGGTGAACAATTTTTACGCAAAACAAGAGGCTTAAGAACATTGGGTGAAAAAGAACCTATTTTTTATGGAGCCAGAGCAAATACCATAACGCTAAGACCTAGGGCTTTAAGAAGGGGGTCAAGCCTTAGTATGTTAAGTCAAGATGAAAGAACCTACACCTACGCTCAGGGCGTAAGGGGTTTGTTATCAAAATCGAGAACTGGTCCATTAGGTAAATTAGCAGAGGAAAGCGGAACAACAGCAGACGAACCTCTTTTGGGTCCTGGATTGTTTGGAGCAATAACAGCTGGAAGAAAAATGGATATACTAGAAGCAAAAGCTTACGCTGGAAATGCAAGAGCATTGTCTAAATTGGGCAGATCAGAAGTTGGCATAACCAGATTAGCCGGAATGAATAATCCTAGTATACTTGCAAAAACACATCTTCCTCGGACGAGTTAATTTAAATCCATTAGAAGCTTTTCCGGAAACCTACAGTTTGCCTAATATGGTTGGTCCTAGCGCAATGGAAACATCCATGACCTCTGCTGTAACTGGCAAAGGTGTTGGCGAAATTGGGACTAGAGGTAATTTATTAGCTTCGTCAATGGCTGGCAAAGGCACTCGCTATATGGCTGGATATTTTAGAGGAGCACAAGGTTTCGTTGATGTTGCTGGTCTTTCAGGTGAAGCACTTGGAGGAGCGCAAAAAGCTGTTGCCCATATGACCAAATCTTTAGGAGCAGAAGGAATAGTTGGTGCGGCAGGTGAAAAATTGGCTGGAGAAGTAGCCGCTAAACAAATTCTAAAAGAAGGAGTATTTAAAACTTTAGGAGCTAAAGGAACTATGTCTGCTCTTGGAACAAAAGCCGGCGCAACTGTATTGGGGGCAAGGGGGCTAGCATTTGCTGTCCCCGGATTGAACATGTTGGCCACAGCATCGTTAGTTTATGATCTTGGTAAAATGGGTGGCGAAGCAATTAAAAGTGGTATAAACTTAATTAGAGACGCAGAAAAATCTTTGCAAGGTTCTTTTAGTAAACCAATGTTTGGGATGGGTTACAGGGATACCGAAGCTGCTGCTACTTCAAGGGCTAGAGGTGTTATGGCTATACAAAATTCTAGATTAAATGCAAGAAGCGCATTAGGTAGCGAAGCCGCAATGATGGCAGCACATTTTGGATAATCATGGATAATAAAACTAAAGAGTTTAGAAAAAAACTAGAACAACTTTCTAGAGAAGATCTTTTAGAGTTGATAAAAGATCAAGACATAGAATTATATAAACAAATTAACCGAATTGAATGGGTTTTTGAAAATAAACTACAACATATAAACTGGGCTGATGGTACGCCAATTACAAGTAGGCCATTAACAAATAGAGAATTATCTTTTTTAATTGATGAACCATTTGAAATAGATAAAGAACTTTTGGAACTTGGAATATCGGGTGAACAACAAAGACAAATGCATGTAGCCAAAGATCCAGTTGTTTGGGCAAAAAACTTTTTACAAGTTAATCCAAGAGTATATCAAATCCTAATACTGAGAGATCCGTCGCTTAGAAAAGTGTTAAGAGCTGGTCGTCGTTTGGGAAAAACATTTACCTTAGCTATAACATTATTGCATTATAGTTATACACATAAAGACGGAAGATGTCTTGTTATTGCTCCAATGAAAACTCAAGTGGAATTAATCTATCAAGAAATTGGAAGAATAGCTGGCAAAAACGAAGCAGTTATGAATTCAATAACCAGAAAGGTAAGTAGTCCTCAATTTATGATGGAATTTTCTAATGGTTCCACCATAAGATTCTTTACTTCTGGTATGCGTTCTGGTGGCAAATCAGACGTAGCTCGTGGTCAAGAAGCACATGTTATAGTTTTGGACGAAATGGACTACATGCATACGGATGACCTAGATGCGTTGTACGCGATGCTTCAAAAAACCGCCGAAGATCAACCAGACAAAATGATGATTGGTGCTTCTACTCCAACTGGTAGAAGAGAAAAATTTTGGGAATGGTGTAGATCAGAAAGGTTTAAAGAATTTTGGTTTCCATCATACTGTAATCCTTATTTTTCTAAAGATCAAGAAGATGAATTTAGAGAACAGTATACGGAAATGGGTTATCGTCATGAAATAGAAGCTGATTGGGGAGAAGATTCTGAAGGCGTATACCCAAGAAAATATGTTGATAAAGCATTTATTAGCCCTTCATGGGATTATGAACCAAGTATAACTTCGGCAAGATCTTTTCATGTTATGGGTGTTGACTGGGACAAGTATGGCGCCGGAACAAATATAGTTGTTGTCGAAGCATGCGCCGATAATCACGAAGACCCAAGGTTTAGAGGAAGATCACGAGTTGCATATAGGGAAGAAATAGATAGATCTGAATACACCTTAACTAAAGCAGTAGATAGAATATTTGAACTTAATGATATTTTTAAACCAAAGCACATATATGTTGACAGAGGTTTTGGAGAAGTTCAGGTTGAACTACTGCATAAATACGGAATAGAAAATCCTAAATCAGGATTAAAAGAAAAAGTTAAAGGCATATCTTTTGCAGAAGCAATAGAAGTAAGAGATCCGTATACAAAAATGCTTGTAAAAAAAGAAATAAAACCATTTATGGTTGACAATCTTAGGCAATTTTTAGAAAAAGAAAAAATAGTTTTTCCTTCTTCAGACGAAGAACTTTATTTGCAATTAATATCTTATGTGGTTATTAGAACAACCCAAATTGGTAGGCCAATTTTTGAAGCAAGCGGAACCGCTATGGATCACGCGCACGACGCATTGATGCTTGCTTTATTGGCAATTACGCAAAATTATGGCGAGTTTTCTAAAGGTAACTATGCGATGAATACGGAATCTTTTTCAAATGATTTTTATATGCCAAAAGTTAAAACAGCAGACGAAGAAGAAAAACCAAAGTATGCAATAGTTGGAAGAAATAGTGGTTTATCTGCAACTAAGTTTAAAAAGAAAAGTTCTGTTTCTTCTAGAAATCAAAGAAAGATGTTTTAATCATGTCTGTCAATAATGTTGAAAATAATTTTAACCCTACTGATAAAATATTTGATGGCTATAAACCAGACGTATCTTTTTTTGAAGAAAAAACTAGAAACGATTTAATTATTGACCACTATCAAAACAGTGTGCCAACTAATTTAGATTATTCTTTAGCGCCAGATTTTTCAGTAAATTTATCTTTTTTAAAAAACCAATCTTTTCAGGTTTACGATTATATAGAGCAAACAATAAAATCAATAGAAGAACTTTTAATAAAAGTAGTTTATATAAATGAAGAAATTACTCCGGACATGGAGGAATGCCACACTAAATTATGGGAAGAATTATGCAAATATAATGACATCGAAATGTCTGAACCAGAATTTGTGTGCTTTGAAGAGTACAAATATGCAGAAAGATCTACCTCCACTGTAGCCAGAAGATTTATTTCAGAGTTTAATCAGATTTGTTCTCAAAACGCTTTTTCTTTTTTATTGAACTATAGATCTTTATTAAAAGCAATGTTAAATGAAGCATATTATATTAAAAATTTTATTTTGATAAATTTTGAGGAGCAGTATACAGATGATTCGCAAAAAGAAATCGCAGTACAGTTTGACGCGTGGGCAAAAGTCGCAACACAATGCACGAAACGCATTGTCGAGTCGATCTCATCACCAGCATCAGAAATTGCAGCTTCCGAATTGGGTCAAGTCACAGAAAAACAAGCCGTTGAATTTCAAGCATTTTTTTCGATTAGATTAGAAGCATTAAATGAAGAAATAGCAAATTTGTTGAATAGTTTAAAAAGAGATTATGTAGATAGTTGTAATATTTTTTACGATAGGTACTTAGCACAATCTTTAAAATTTAAAACCAATATAGTTTTGCCAATGGAAATAAATTTTTACACGACAACCTTTGCCAATAAGTTTCCAATGTTAACAGAAGAATTGGTTATAGCAACAAATATAATTAATGCAAACTTTGGCATGATATTAAGTGATCTAATACAAAGAAATCAAATAGTAAAAATTAAACTTGAAAAATGTTTAGATCTTATAAAAGATAAAAGAAAATATTCAAATTATATTTACCAATTATCATTTAAGGGACAAAATAAAAAAATTATTATAAAAAAGGTAACAGAAGATAACTATTCAGTTATTTTTAAAAATTCCCATACTACCTATAAAGATCAAAGCGATTTATTATCCGACCACGCAAGTTTACATAATTTGACAGAAAATCATCATCCCCAGTATCTGCTAAGGGATGGCGGCGAAATAATTGGAGATATTTCTGTAGCTAAAAATATAAAAATAGATGGCGTTTCATTGTCTGGTCACGCGCATACAGGAAACGATGGTAGTAAAAAAATTAGGTCGACAGATATAGATTACGATACACCAAGAAGTGATTCAACCGTAGTTGTTCCAAAAGTTAATACAGTACAAATTGATGATATTGTTCAAGAAATAATAGACGGCGGAGTGCCAGTTGTTGATGTTATTGTAAAAATAGAGGTAGACGATAATAATGTTTCGCCTAATCATGAATATGAAATTTTCGTTTATGAGGTTTAACTATGGCTTGGTTTAGATATTACAATTTTGACAACAATTACGTTTATCCTAATTTAAGAAAAAAAATAACTTTTTCTGAATTAAAAGAAAATATAAGTAAAGATTCTTGGATCTTTTTGAATGTAAAAGATTTAGATATTGATATTTATTATCAATTAAGTAAAACTAATTCTCAATTCACACAAACACCTGAGGTTGATCCAGAATCTTATCTTGTTGTTTATGAAGATAAATCGTCTGAAGTTTTTGATTTTACTCCTGTTAAAACTCATATTGTTGGTGATTTGCTTTATTTTAAAGCGGCAGAAGATCATGCAAAAAATACAGAATTAAAAAAACAATATAGTTTGTATTATAAAACTCCCAATTTAAAATTAATTAAAAAAAGAACACAGGATAGTTCTTATCAAAGTTGCGAGGAAACGGAATCTGAGTTTATAACTTCTGAAGAAGATGTGAATACAACCGCCGATGTAAGAAATATAAATTCAAACAATTACTATAATCTATCATTTATAAACAATGAATCCAATTGGAATGCAGGAGTATCTAAAAGTTCTGGTGCGTCTTTAATGGGTACTTTTACTGGACCAAACCTAAAAGTATATTGTGATAAAGGTCCAGATTATGGAAAATTTAAGATGCGTATAATTTCATATGATGAAAATGAAATTTCAAGCAATGAGGTTATCTTAGATTGGCAAGAAATAGATTTATATAATCAAACAAAACAAGAAAATGTTTTAGTTTTTTCTAAGACAAATTTATTGTTTAAAAATTATTTGTTTGAAATAATATCTAATTATGAAAAAAATATACTTTCTTCAGATGGAAAAATAAATATTAAAAGTTATAGTTTTTCTTTAAATAATTATTTAATTTTAGGCAAAGAAGAAATAAGCGCATCGCTATTGGGCAGAGTGGTAACAGGAGCAACCTTATAATGGCTGACATAATAAAAAAAGTAGAAAATCTAAAACCAGGTAAAAATTATATTTTTAGCGTAAGAACAAAAAATACAGACCTTAATGCTTACTCAGAAAATGTTAACTCTATTTTAGTTTCTATTCCAAAAGACTCAACAATCCCTGGGCTAATAACAAACCTTAACCTGTACGCGTCGTTTGAAAATGTGATGTTTGCTTTTGATTTTAGCAATGAATTAGACATAGCAAAATATGAATATGAATTATATGATAATTCTTCGGGTACAGGAACTCCTGTCTCAAGTGGATTTAATTTGGCTAATGTTTTTTCTGTAGCAGTATCAAACAGTACAGATACACAAACAAAAAATTATTGGGGTCGAGTTAGAACAGTTGATACATCTGAAAATGTTGGACCTTGGACATCTTTAGTTCAAACAGATCAATCAACTCCTTTGATAAACAGCCAATACATAAGTAGTTTAACAGCATCTAAAATAACCGCTGGAACAATCGGTGCTCATACCATAACTATGGCTGGAGCAAATTCAATACTTAAATCAAATAATTATGCGGCAGCAAATGCTACGTTTGGCGGAACCGGTTGGAAGATAAGCGGAGATGGCAAAGCGGTGTTTAATGACGCTAGCATTAGATCTAGTTTAGATATTGGTGAAGACCAGGGAACTTCAGATGCAACGTCATTCCACGTTGATGTTAATGGAAACATGTGGCTAGGTTCCAATAGCGCAAGCCTTGAATCAGCTCCATTTAAAGTTTTAAATACTGGTGACGTAACAGCAAATAGTTTAACGTTAACAGGTAAAACAGTTTTAGATCCAGATAGCACAGCATCAATATATTTAACTAATAATGAAAATGGCATTGGTCTTTATAATGACGCTAATACAGCTTTTTATGTTGACGCAAATGAACAATTTTCTTTAGGTAACAAATTAACCTGGTCAAACAGTGTTTTAACTGTACAAGGTGTTTTGAAATTAAGCGACGGTTCTGATGTATTAGATTCTGGAGATGTTTCAAATATAGCGCAAGATCTTGTTGATGAATTTGGTAACGCCATCTATGAAGATGGATTTATAGGCGGTTTAACTATATCTGCTAATACAATGTATTATGGAAACGGAAATTTTGCTAGTGGTGATACAGCTTTTTATGTTGGGAAAAATCCTGGTGGTCAAGCTAATTTTTCTTTAGGAAACAAATTAAGTTGGGACGGATCAACATTAAGTGTTGATGGAGAAATAAACGCAACATCCGGAAATATTTCTGGCGCCTTGGTTACGGGAACTATTGACGCAGCAGATATTAGTGGAGTTAATATTACTGGGGTTAATATTACTGGTTCAGAAATTAATGGAACTTTATACCAAAATCCAAGCGGAAGGATTAGATTGCCAACAGATGATAGCTATATAGCTCTTGGTGTTGATTACGCAGGCTCTGCAACACAGTGCTACATTTATACAGGTTATGATGGTGGCGTTGCTCAAGGTTTGAGAATTGATACGAGCTTTAATGGTAGCACAGTGATTGCAGGTCAAACTTGGTATATTAATAATGATGAATTTATTTCTGCAAGAACAATTGTTGGCCTTGATACCCACGTGTCGTCCGGAAGCGTGCTTGTCGTCAACGGCGGGGAGGTGTACAGGCAGGCCTCGATGAGGGAGCTCAAAGAAAATATCGAAGACTTCAGTAACGTAGGGTTGATAGATGAACTGCGTCCGAGAACATTTACTTGGAAAGCGCCAAAAAACGCTCACAAGCCGGAGACAGAAGAAGAAAAAGTGCGCAGAGAGTCCTCAGTACATATTGGATTCGTTGCTGAAGAGGTTGAAGAGGTCAGTGACGGACTACTGTCGATCTACAACTATGAAGTAGGAGGCAACGGAGAGGTCGAGATGTATAAGCACCTTGATATTCTGGCGTTGACCGTGGCTGCGGTCAAAGACTTGCGCAAAAGGGTATCAGAACTAGAAAAATAATATTATAATAAAATTGACAAAACCACTATTCAAAGATAGTATGTAATATACATATGTCTAAAATGATTAATAAAGAAGAAAAAAATATTTTAAATATGGAAAACATAAACAATCAAAATCTTGATTCTAATTTAGATATAAATATAATTATAGCAACATTTCAAGAGAAACTTAGTAATTTAATGACTGAATTAGTTATTAAAGAAGCTACAATTAAACAACAAGCAAATTTAATTAAAAGATTAAAAGGACAAAATTATGAGTGATGTAACAGATGTAGATACTGAGAAAAAAGATTTTTCTGTTGAGATTAAAATTAGTGAACAGAACCTTTCTTACAGAAGCGATTTTGCAGAAGCAGAAACAGTTTTTTGGCTGGAAGCAGTAAAAGATCTTATTATCAAGAATGCTTTCAATAAAGCTGGGCTTGAACAAGGTAACTAACTTATAAAAATATAATCTAATAAGTACTATTCTTATTAGAATTATATAGGAGCTGCCGATGCCATTAGTAGATTATTTGCCATTTCGTCAAATAGACGAATTTAACAATGGCAATTTTGTAGCCAAAACAATAGAGCCAGAAGACGTTGGTACTCTGGGCAAGGTAATGAAGGTGGCTTCGCTTGCCCTTGGCTATCATGGTTCTGTTTATTGGTATAATACAAGAGCCACTTTTGAGCCTTCTCCTTACGATTTTGACAGAATCATGCAGGCGATAGATACAGATTCTTATATTCGCCAAGCAATGAATAAGTATAAAGAATTGTTTTGGAAAGAAAATTGGCAGATAGTTGGAGAAAATCCAGAAGCAGTTGCCTACCTTTATCAAAGAATAGACTTTTTAGAAATGACTATGAAGAGACCATTTTTAGATTTTCTCATAGAAGTTTCAGATCAGCTTTTTAAATATGCAAACTGTTTTGTGGTAAAAGCTAGAGGCGATATATCAGATTACTTTCCTGAAAAACTAACGCCCGTAGGCGCAGAGCAAACAGTAATAGGTTATTATCTAATACCAACTGAACAGGTAAGAATTTTAAGAGATAGATTTAATAGACCTAAATCATATCAGCAAAGAACTGACCCTTTAACTTATTCACCGTCTATCAAAACTCCGGTATGGACTGCTGACAGAGTTATACATTTGCACTTTGATAAAAAAGCTGGGCGAGCTTTTGGTACTCCATTTTTAACAAATGTTTTAGATGACGTAATAGCATTAAGACAATTAGAAGAAGATATACAAAACTTAGTACACAGAGAATTATTTCCGTTGTACAAATATAAGATTGGTACAGCAGAACAGCCAGCAGAGCCAGAAGAAATTTCACGCGCAGCACATGAGATAGAGAATCTAAGAACAGAAGGTGGTTTAATACTACCTTTCAGACACGACATAGAAGTCGTTGCATCAGGTAATCAGCTATTAGATGCATCAAGATACTTAGAGCACTTTAAGGAAAGAGTTGCTGTTGGTTTGGGTTTGGCGCCACATCACTTGGGCATGATGATGAATGGGGGAAACAGATCCGTAACAGATAGATTAGATGTTGCTCTTTATGATAAGATAAAACAGTATCAAAAACAATTTGCTGAGATAATTAGAGTAAATATATTTAATGAATTATTATTTGAAGGCGGATTTGATCCAATTAAAAATCCGGTTGAAGACGGTGTATCTGATCGTTGTTATTTTAAATTTAATGAAATAGATGTTGATACTCAAGTTAAAAAAGAAACGCACGTAATTCAAAAGTTTACAAACTCAGTTATATCTTTACCTGAAACAAGAAAAGAATTAGGTTTAGATCCCGAGATTGACGAAGCAGAACTATTTGCTGCTATTCAGGCAAGAATCCAAATGGATCTTGCTACGCATCAAGCTGATGTCCAAGCAGCAACAACACCAGAACAAGGGGCAACAACTAAAACCTCACCGAGTGGTGGGACTACAAAGATTGCTGCACCAAAGCAGCCAAAATCAACAAACCTGCCAAATAAAACTCGCGGAGCTGCAAACATTATTAGACCAACAAATCAACAGGGTACAAGAACTTCTCCAAACATAAGAAGAACAGATGATTTATCTTGGTTATCAGTAGTTGAAAATCTTTTGGAAAAAGACTATACTGTGATATACACAGACGAACTAACGTCAGATATTCCAAAGGATGAAGATGGGTCTATTAATTAATTCAGAGATAAGTAAACAGTATCTTCTTGAAGAAGATGCAATTCAAGGTTTTAAAAAAGCTGTAGACAACAATCAAATTAGATTAGCTTTGCAGGTTCTAACAGAAATAGTTGATGCTTTCATGGAAGCGTTTGAAGTTTTAGTAGAACAAGAAGATACTCCTGTTGCTGAAGAAGTTGCACCGGTTGAAGTAAAAGCTGAAGAACCAAAAAAACCAACCGCTAAAAAAGCTGAAACAAAAGAAGAAAAAACATCGTAAGCAATGAAGCTAATAATTGGTTGTCCAATTTACAAAAGAGACTGGATTCTACCAGGATGGATTAAATGTGTAATACGTCAATCCATCGATATGAGAGATGTTGGTTTTATTTTTGAAACATCTCCTAATGATTTTGAAACTGTAAACTCTTTAATTACTTGGAAAAAAATAGATACAAGATTTCAGCTTTTTGAAATTAATGAAAGAAATGATATTCCTCATTTTGAACATGAGAACAATGGTAGACAATGGACTATGTCTAAATATCACAATATGGTTTCTTTAAGAAATTCTATTTTAGCTAAAGTTAGACAATACCAACCAGACTTTTATTTAAGTTTGGATTCAGATATTTTATTGGAAAATCCTAATACAATAGAACTTTTGATAGCTCACATAAAAGATGGAGCAGACGCTGTTTCTCCGCTCATGTTCATGACGCCAAATGATACTCGTTTTCCAAGTGTAATGTCTTGGAGAGACGAAAGCCATGATGTGGCATACAGAAAAGATAATTATCCTTTGGGCGATTATTTTAAATCTGATGTTATTATGGCCGCTAAAATGATGTCAAAAGATGTTTATAATAATGTAGATTATGAATTTCATAAGCAGGGTGAAGACTTGGGTTGGTCTAAAAACGCCACAGAAAAAGGCTTTAATCTTTATAGTGCTTCGTATATCTATGCTCCACACATAATGTCTAAAGATATGTATGCGCACTATTTGACAAATGGTGATTATAGAAGTAAAGTTTTACTTACCAAAGTTTGATAAAGTAGGATATATTTATATAAGATTGTTTAATCTTATAAAAACAAATTTACTATAGAGATGATCAGTAATAAAGGAATAAATAATGGCTTTTGATTTTGTAGAAAATTTCACCATAGAAATGCCAAACTTTTCTGAATCAAATTATAATTTTTCAGAAGCATTTGATAATAAACAAGGTTTAATAATCGAAGTCGCCGCAATACACGAGCGGACTAACAGCTAACTATAATAATTATTCTGCCATAGAATTAGAAAAAGCTTTGCAATCTTGGGTTGAACCATACCCAAAGCCCATTATCTTAAACCATGATCTTAATTCTGAGCCAATTGGCCGTGTTATGGCAGCAAGAATGGATAAAGAAGAAGACGGGTCTTCCTATGTCCGTTTGCAAATAGCTGTTACTGATCCCGTTGCGGCACAAAAAATAGCAGATAAAAGATACATGACTGGTTCAGTTGGCGGTAGAGCCGGGAAAGCAATATGTTCTATATCTGGCGATGATTTGGCGGCAGAAGACGCTAATGGCAAACCAAACATTGCTAAATATAAAAGAGGTAAAATTTATAAAGGCAAGATGGCTTTTGTCGACATGCAGGATATTTCTTTTAAAGAATACTCTTTTGTAAACCAACCAGCTGATCAAAGATCTGGCGTAAGAGATTCAAAAACTGTAGAAGGTAAAGCCCCAGTATCTGATTCAGAAAATTGGGTAGCAAGAAGCTCTGCATTTGTTTTACATATGGATGATGATGATATTGTTTCCATAAATGAAAATCAATCAATGTTTAAGAATATGAAGAAAAAAGAATCAAGGCCAGTTTATTTGCATCTAAAAGGAGCATTCCTTAGTGCAATGGCTGTCCAAGAGAATGAAAATGTAAATAACGAAAGGGTTTCATTACTATCTAATGAAGACTCTATCGATAAAGAATATGAGGAGAATCTTAAAATGGATGATGCTGCAGTTACAGAAGACATCCTCGCCGTCTCTCAAGAGCTTAGCGAAGACCTTTCTAACCTAGCGAATGCTTCTGTAAAAGAAGAAGCTGTTACTGAAAAACCAGAACAAGAAGAAAAAGTTGAAGAAGTTAATTCAGCTGAAGAAAAAGTTAAAGATACAATTGTAGAGGCCGAAGATTCATCTTTAGGTTCAGCTCTTCAAAAAGTTTTGAATGACACAATAGTATTTTATTATGCAGCTCACAGAGCACACTGGAACGTTGAAGGTGAAGATTTTACTGAATTCCATCAACTATTTTCAATGATTTACGAAGATGCAATTGGCTCAGTAGACGACATCGCAGAAAATATGAGAAAACTTCAAATGTTCCCAGTAACATTAACCGAATCTGTTATGAATGCATCTTTTAAAGATGATATAACAATAACTGAAGCACTTGGTTTGGCACAAGGTATTCTTGAAAAGAATAATATGGTTAATGCAAGCGTTCTTGCAGCTTTTGCAAGCGCAAACGCAGCAAACGAACAAGGCATTGCAAACTTCCTTGCAGAGCGCGATGACAAGCATAAGAAGTGGGCTTGGCAGTTGCGTTCGTCACTAAAGATGGACGCAGAAGACGCCGCTGAAGAAGCATGGAGAGAAGAAAACAAGTCTACAGAAGTTGCAGAAGCAACAGAAGAACAGGATGAAAAAGTAGTTGTTGATTCTGTTAAATCTGAAATTTCTGAAGAAAATAAAGAGACTGAAGGAACAGAAGCAGAGCTCACTAGTGAGGAAGTTGCTCCTGAGCAAAATGCAGATGATTCAGTCAACAAACTTCAGGCTCTTGAAGAAGAAAACCAAAAGCTTAGAAGCGCATTGCATAGAACTCTTGCAGAAAGAGTTGTTGATGCAAAGATTACAATTGGTATTGAATCCTATGAAGCTAGAGAAGAATTAATAGCTGATCACGTTAAGCGTACAGCTTCTTCTTTAGCTGATTCTTTAAGAGATCTTGCAGGTATGCCAGCAGCCAAAAAGGCAAAGGCAATCTTGCCAGAAATTAATTCTGAAATCGAAGCTAGCGAGAATGAGACAGGTGTCATAACTCTTGATAGACAAGATGAAGAAAAAGAAACAACGGAGACAGCACCGGTTGAGGACATCTTTGTAGATGCTCTTATGGGCCGTCGTAAACTTTAAAACATTAAGGAGATAACTTAAATGAGTTTAGCAAAATTTCGTAAAGTTGGCACCAAAACAGGTGCCGGTCGCTTTGTAGTTTCGCAGGGTATTGCACCTGCAGCCTACTTGCTCACACACCCAGGTCTTCCAACCTGGTACAAGGATTCAGAAGATGATCGCTTCGAGGTAGTTATTACCAAGGGAACCATCTTGTCTGTAGTTGCAGACAGCAACGGCGATGCCCGTGTTGTTCCTGCAAACGGTACATCCTCATCCAAGTCTTGGGGCGATTCAATGCCATCAACTTGGGACCCAATGAATGGTGCAACACCAAACTATTCTTCTGGCGCAACTGACACAGTTACTGTAGCAGCTCGCTCCATTCCAATTGGCGTAGCACAGTATGACCTCTATCGTCCTTTCGATAAGGGTACATCACAGGGTGCAGGTTTCATTACCCATGGTTACGTAGAGTACCCAATGGTTAGTGGATTGAACGCTGACGTAACTGTCGGTTCGGTTGTTAGATCGGACAGCATGGGACGTCCAGTTAAGGCAGCTGCTAGCGATTTTTATGATTCGTCAGCAGCCTATTCTTACCTCCAGGTTGGTAAGGTAGTGGAAGTAGAACAGTTTGCAACCAACTTTGATGATGGTCTACTGTCCTACATGCAATTGCCATCAGACCCAGGTGCTTTGAAGACCGTATATGAGCTTACTCGCTCAGGTACATATTCTGGCAAGTTGGGTATACGTTCCAACTTGGACGTTACAAATGTGATTGGTGCATTCCGCGTCAATCTTACACTTTAATAAAACAATAGCAGGAGGAAAGATCCTAAGATGAGTAAGACAATCCAAGAGCTCCTCTCGGGTCTCCCAGCATGGGAGACTGTATTAACCGAGGATGGGCACATCGATGAAAACAATAGAGTGACCATCAAAGAGGCTTTTGCATCACCAGATGCAGCAGCACTTTTTCCGAAGGTCATCTCTCGTACACTAAGAGAAGCAGCAGAGCCACAACTTCTTGTTACTCCGCTTCTTTCAACAGTGCGCCTAGGAAAGGGACGCTCCTTGGAGTTCCCAGCAGTCAACGCAATTCAAGCAGCAGAAATTCCTGAAGGTCAAGAGTACCCAGAGCAGGCACTCGCATTCGCCAAGCAGATTGAAGGCAAAGTCTCGAAGAAGGGCGTTAAGCTCTCCTTCACAGAGGAAGTCATTGCAGACTCCCTTTGGGACATCGTAGGTCTTCACGTCCGCGCAGCTGGTCGTGCGATGGCCCGTTTGAAAGAACAAATTGCCCTTAGCCGTTTCAAGGATGCAGCTACAATTGTATTCGACAACGACAGCGGCAGCTACCCTGATACAACTGGCAGAGGAATTGATGGCGAGTTCAATGACACACTCCACTGGGATGATGTTATTGACATGGCAGCAGTTCTAATGGCAGAAAATCATGTCCCAACAGACTTTATCCTCCACCCATTGATGTGGTCGGTATTCTTGAAGGATGCGATTTTCCACACAGGTGGTTCAGCAGCAGCCGTCAACACAAGCTGGGGTTACCGTCCAGATTCACCAAGTGGTGCACTAAACGCAACAGCTCCTATGGGCTTGAACGTAATTGTTACACCATTCGTAAGCTTCACCGCAAAGTCCGGTTCAACACCTGCTAAGTCAGATGTGTTCTTGATTGACCGCAATGAAGTTGGAACTCTTCTTGTCAAGGATGAAATGAGCACAGATCAGTTTGATGATCCAACTCGTGACATTCGTCAAATGAAGATGAAAGAGCGTTATGACATCGTAATGCTTGGAGACGGTGAAGGAATCACAGTCGCTAAGAACGTTAACCTTGCTCGTAACTACGAAGTAGGCGTTTACAATCAGGTAAGCATCTAATAAAACCTTAGGGCTAGTTATAGTTACGAATCCCTAAACTATAGGGGGTGTGAGAGCAATCTCCACCCCCTATTTTCATATTTGGTTTTTCCGTATTACTATTGATAACAGTAAAACTTTTTGGAGAGTATTGTGGCCTTGTTTCTTATTGACCAAGCAAAAGTTAATGCGTATAGCGTATCTATAAAATTTGGCAGAACAATAAAAATATCTTCATTAAAGAATGAAAACTTTAAAGTATATACAGATGTAGCAACTCCAGTACAGGTTACAGCACCATTTGAAATTATAAATACAATTAAAGATTATAATCAGATTTCTAGAGTTATTAGTCTTTATTGGAAAGCAAATTTAGTTGATGGGCAATCATATTATATTAGAGTTGAAAACCTTGTAGATTCAGCTGGTTCTATAGCGCCAAATGAATTAATTAAATTTACTTTTGTTTCTTCAGCGACTCCGTCGGATAAAGAATTCGTAGATCCAGGTATGGTTCCTGTTTTAATTGAAGATAAATCAGTTAGAACAGAAGCCGATATTAGTTATAACGTAGTTGCAAAAAATCCATTATTTTATATAGAAAACGTAGATCCAATTGACGGAGATTTTTATTTATCAAATGATTATAACTACGGAAGAATAACAGTAACATTTAATGAAAAACCCGCTTCAAACTTTTTAAATAATAAATATTTTTTATGTCAAAGAAAAAAAATACAAAAAGCTCCAAGCAGATGGGAAAATATTTCAACTAATGTAAGTACACATTCTTGGAAGTCAGAAGTATATATTGATTTTCCTTCATTAGACGAAGCAACGCCATCATATTTTACTAGCGGTAAAGATTATTTTGAACAAGGTTATAAATATAGAATCAAAATATCTAAAGATATTGGTATTTAATTATGGCTAATTTTTTATATAAAAAAGCTAAACAATCAATATTAAATGCAGAAATAAATTTTATTTCAAATAATTTAAAATTATTAATTATTGATAAAACACATTATACTCCAGATGAAAATACAGATCAGTATGTTTCTGATATACCTGCAAATGCAATTAAAAAAAGATCAAATAATATTCAAAACGTTACAAATTCTTTAGGCGTTATAGATGCAAATGATATATCTATAACTGATTATAATGGGGGTTTTTTTGATGCAATAGTTATGTATGTAGATACTGGTTCCGATTCGACTTCAAAATTAATATTTTTTATAGATAGTTCATCTGGTTTACCTTTTGATGTTTCCAATTCAATCACTCCTATTACTATCATTTGGAATGATTTATCTAACAAAATACTTTCTATTTAGGAGATTTTATGGCGACTAATTATCCATCATCTTTAGATAATTTTGTTAATCCCACCGCAACAGACACATTAAATTCTGTTACAGTACCTCACCATCAACAGCATGCAGATTTAAATGATGCAGTAGAAGGTATACAAACAGTTCTTGGTCTTAGTCCAGCTGGATCTCATTTGACAGTTAAAGATAGAATCATTGCAGCTGAAACAAATATTTTAAATCAATCGGTTTTAAATGGATTAACAGATGTTACTATATCATCAGTTGCAAACGGTCAAGTTTTAAGATACAACGGTACACAGTGGGTTAACTACGCAGAATCAGATCTTGTTGATGGAGGAAATTTTTAAAAATGGCTAATACTTTAAGAATTAAAAGAAGATCTAGTTCCGGTGCGTCTGGCGCACCAGGAAGTTTAGAGAACGCTGAGTTAGCCTTTAATGAAGCTGATGATACACTTTATTATGGCAAGGGAACTGGCGGGGCTGGCGGTTCTGCAACAAGCGTTATAGCAATAGCTGGTTCTGGTGCCTACATCACTAAGGGCACAGATCAAACAATATCTGGTAATAAAACTTTTTCTGGAACAGTAGCTGTTTCAACTCCAACAGCAAACGCACACGCAACAACTAAATCATATGTAGATGGATTAGTAGCCAATATTAATGCAAATGTTTCTAATGTTGCAACTTCATTTACCGTTGCTGGCGATAGTGGTTCAAATCAAACCATAACTTCCGGTGTTGATACTTTAACAATTGTTGGTGGAACTGGACTTAGTTCTGTAGCTGGTGCAACAGATACAATTACTCTAAATTTAGATAGCACAGCTGTAACAGCAGGTTCATATGGCGGTGCAAACACAGTCGCAACCTTTACCGTTGACGCTCAAGGTCGTTTGACAGCAGCAAGTAATGCAACAATTAATATTAATGCTGGTCAAATAACAGGTTTTACCGAAGATGCACAAGACGCAGCCGCTGTTCTTTTCACCAACGCAACCCATTCTGGCGTTTCTGTAGCTTATGATGACGCTAACTCAAAGTTGGCAATAACAAATCTTGGAGTTACATCTTTAACTGGTACATCAAATGAGATTTCCGTTTCTGCAGCTAATGGGGCAGTAACACTAAGTCTTCCATCTAATGTAACCATTTCTAATAATTTAACAGTTACTGGCGATTTAACAGTTCAAGGTAATGTCGTCACATTAAATGCATCTACTGTAACTGTAGAAGATAAAAATATAGTTCTTGCAAATACTTCTTCGCCAACAGATATTACTGCTGATGGCGCTGGAATTACTGTACTTGGTTCAACTAATAAGAGTTTTAACTGGGTTGACGCAACAGATTCTTGGACATCTTCAGAACATTTAAATTTACTCATTGGCAAAGAATATAAGATTAATGGAACAACTGTTCTTTCTTCTTCAACTCTTGGTTCTGGAGTAGTTTATTCAAGCTTAACAAGCGTTGGAGTAATTGACACTGGTATTTGGCAAGGTACGCCAGTTAGTGTGCTATTTGGTGGTACCGGAGCAACAACGGCTTCAGACGCAAGAGTTAATCTTGGCTTAGGCACTATATCAGTGCAGAATGCAAATAACGTAACAATAACTGGCGGATCTATCGACGGTATCACATTTGATGGTGGAACCTTTTAAGTAGGAAAGGTTTTTCATGGCTACACCAAATATAGTTAAGGGCCAAATTGCAATTGACCCTACAAACGACTTGCTATATTATGTAAATGAATCAAATACTTTAGTATCAACATCTCTATCGTGGGCAAAAAATAATACTGCAATACAAACAACAGAAAACGTTGTCATAGATGGTGATCTTACTGTTTCTGGAACAACTGTAACAGTAAATGCAGAAACGCTTCTTATTGAAGATAATATTATTGTGTTAAACACTGGGGCAACAGGTTCTCCATCACTTAATGCGGGCATAGAAGTTGAAAGAGGCACTTCAACTAATGTTCAAATTCGTTGGAATGAATCCACTGATAAATGGCAGTTCAGCAACGATGGAACAACTTTTTATAATATTATTGGAGAAGGATTAGATTTATCTGCAAATGTTACTGGTAATTTAACCGGAAATGCAGACACAGCAAGCAAGCTATCTTCCGCTAAAAAAATAGAATTAACAGGACCAGTTACTGGATATGCACTATTTGATGGATCAGCAAACGTCCAGATATCAACATCATTAATGTCTGAAACAACAAGTATAAATTCTTTATCTGATGTTACTTTAAGTTCACCCTCTTCTGGAGAATTCTTAAAATATAATGGCAATGCTTGGGTTAATGATGCAATAGATCTTGGCACAGATACTACTGGTAACTATGTTGCAAATCTAAATGCTGGCACAGGCATAAATCTTTTAAATGCTTCTGGCGAAGCTGTATCTCCAACTATTTCTGTCAATACTTCTGTAATTCAAACTAGAGTAACAAATGTTTCTGATACAGAGATAGGCTATTTGGATGGTGTAACGTCTGCGATTCAAAATCAATTAGATTCTAAAGCTCCAACTTCATCGCCAACATTTACTGGTACTGTTTCTGGAATAACAAAATCAATGGTTGGCTTAACTAACGTCGACAATACTTCAGATTTAAATAAACCAATCTCTACCGCAACGCAAACCGCTTTAAACCTTAAGGCAAATATAGCTTCACCAACATTTACTGGTAATGTAAATATTTCTACTCTTTTTGTTGATTCTATAGAAATAGATCCAACTGGGGCAACAGATGGTAAAGTATTAAAATTTAATTCTTCTTTAGGTAAATTTGTTCCAGCAGAAGACAGTGTTGCTACAGCAGGATCTCTTAATATAAGTGACTTAGCTGATGTTACCATTGGCTCTTTGGTTAATGGGCAAGTATTAAAATATAATGGTTCTGCCTGGGTTAATCAAACAGATAATGTTGGGACAACAATTAATAATTTAGATGATATCGGAGACGTAAATGTTTCTTCAAAATCAACAAATGATTTACTAAAGTGGGATGGTAGCGCATGGGTTGCCGTTACACCAACAAAATCAATGGTTGGCTTATCTAATGCAGATAATACTACTGATTTAAACAAACCAATTTCAAATGCTACACAAACCGCACTTGATCTTAAAGCAAACGCAAATACATCACCAACTATAACATTAAGTGGTGATTTAAGTGGAAATGTTACTTTATCAAATTTAGCAAATGCAACACTAACTGCTACAATTGTTGCAGACTCAGTTGCATTAGGAACAGATACAACTGGCAACTATGTCTCTTCATTAGTTGCTGGTACTGGGATTACGTTGACCAACGGAACGGCTTCCGAGGGCGGAACTCCTACTATTTCTGTAACATCGAATACCTATCAACCACTCGATGCTGACCTCACAGCAATCGCTGCGCTTTCGGGGACATCTGGAATTCTCAAAAAAACTGCTACTGACACATGGGCACTTGATACAGCGACTTTTGTAACCACATCAGATACTGGTTCGGTCACTAGCACGATGATTCTCAACGGAACAATTGTTAACGCAGATATCAATTCATCCGCCGCTATAGCTTATTCTAAGCTTACACTAACTAACTCAGTAGTTAATGCTGATATTAATTCTTCAGCAGCAATAGATCTTTCTAAGTTAGCATCTGGCACTTCAGCGCAAATAGTATTAGCTAATTCATCAGGAGTTCCAACTTATGCTACAGTTTCTGGTGATATAACTATTACAAATACTGGCAACGCACAAATAGCTTCAAATACTATAGTTAATGCAGATATCAGCACCACTGCAGCAATTGCTTATTCAAAACTTTCATTGAGCAACTCCGTAGTAAATGCCGATATTAATTCAGCAGCTGCAATAGATTATTCTAAATTAAATTTATCAAATAATATTACTACAACCGACCTACAGTCAGGTGCCGCAAGAGCAGGATTTAATTCAATTTTAAGAACAGTTACCTCAAGCAATACTTTGGTCTCTACAGACCTTGCTAAATTAATAGTAGCAAACAGCTCCTCGGATATGACCATAACTATTTCTACTTCTGCTACATTTAATGATGGAGATAGAATAGATCTTTTAAGAGCTGGAACTGGAGAGGTTACAATAGCTGGATCTGGAATAACAGTAAATGGCACTCCAGGGTATCGTTTGCGTGCGCAATGGTCGTCTGCTACACTTATAAGATTAAATTCAACTACCTGGGTGGCAGTTGGCGATCTAAAGGTTTAATTTTATGACAATTCCAGCAGGTAGTGCAGGACGGAGCAAGAAGAAACGCTAAACCATCTGTTTCAGCTCGGCACAAGTCAAGCTAATGTTAATTCCGCGATCACATCTGCTGGATTTACAGTAGGAACCGTATCAACAACTGATACTAGCGACTCTAATGCGGTAGACACTTTAGCTATTGCCCTTACGGATACAACTGTGGCGTTATTAGGGGAAGCTATTAATTATACAAAATACATTTTAGCTTCTGCACCACCACCACCTCCTCCTCCACCAGATGGTGGTGGAGGACCTCCGCCAGATAATGGTGGAGGAGTTCCACCACCACCTCCGCCACCAGTTTTTGCAGCTTGTGATAGTTGTGGTGGCGGTAGCGGTTCTATATGTGTTACAATCAAGGGTACTGTTGGATGTATATAAAATTAATTTATTAATTATAAATTAAGGAGTTATATTTTAAATATGAGTGATAATAATAATTCTTGGCAAGATGTTACAACTGGTTATGAGCAAACTCAAGAAGGGTTTTTTCAAGAGTGGGCTTTCTTTGAACAAAAATTTGGTGAATTTGGAACTCCAGGTTTTTCTGAACAAACGCTTCCTGCAAGATTTCCAGGAATTACTGGTCATAATAATGAAGTAAATGTTAGATTTACTTTTTATAGAGGAGAAGATGGTCAGCTCCTATTTGTTCATGGGTGTTACATAGATGAATATGATAATAATCTACAAAAACCATTTATTTGGTTGGCGCATCCAGATCATCAAAGACAGGGTCTTGGAACAATGATGGCTAATTATATAATTGAAAGATATAAAGCAGAAAGAAATGAAGATTTTACTTACGAAAAAAGTTTAAGAAATACTTTATATACAGCTCCAGCAGCTAATTTTACTAATAAATATGTTAACAATATATATCAACAAAAAAATAAGATGTAATTATTATTGTGACATAATCATCATATGACACCATGGCAAGAATATAAAAAAAAGTTAGGTCAAACCCGTCCTTGGGATATAGTTAACCCTAATGCTGAGTATGTTCCAGAAGAAGAGGCTAAAAGACGATTGTCTTTTTGTGAGACTTGTCCAAGTTTAATTAAATTTACGCATCAATGTAAAGAGTGTGGTTGTTTTATGAAACTTAAAACAAAATTATCAAAAGCTGAATGTCCTTTAGGTAAATGGTAATGTTTGATTTTGGTAATACTGAAACGCATGAATATAAAAATTATATAAATTTTGTTGACGAACAAACTAATAAGCCAATAAATTATAAAGAAATAGATAAAAATAATTTTCCTTATAAATATGTAGAAAATCAAGAACTACCTAAAATTTTTACTCAAGAAAATTTTTTATCACAAGAAGAATGTGAATATTTAGTTTGGATGGCGGAAACAGTTCTTCAATGGCCAAAATCATCTTTAAATTTTTGGGATAAAAGAAATTTTAATTTATTTAATGATCTTCCAAGGCATCATTACGCAGGAGTAGAAACAGCTAAATTAATACTTAGCATTCATTCAAAGGCAAAAGAATTTGTTTCTACTGCATTTGGTAAAGAATGTTACGCTGATCAAATTGGTATCATTAGATGGCCGCCAGGAAGCTTTCAACCCCCCCACATTGACAATGTCCCAGAATTAAATAGAGTTGCTGGTTGTGTAATATATTTAAATGATGATTATGAGGGTGGAGAAACATTTTATCCATATTATAAAAAAATACATACACCTAAGACAGGAAGCATATTTGCTCACGATAGTGGTCATTCTCATCTTCATGGTGTTACTAAAATTAAAGAAAAAACAAGATATACTATTTCTTCAACTTGGACAGAAAACCCATATCAATCAGCGTATGAGAAACAGATAACTTTTACTCAAAATTATTTAAATAATGTACAGCCTAATTGGTAAATATATGATAATATAGTTACTATTGTTTATGATTTTAACAGTTAATTTTAAGGAGATAAAATGGCTTATAGTGGCTCGATATTTGCTGTAAATAACACGCTTCTTCTCAAGAGGTCAGACGAATCTAATAACGCGCCAAGTTCTTTGCAATTAGGCGAGATTGCTATAAACGTAGCCGATGGAAAGTTGTTTTACAAAAACAGTACTGCAAATGCAGTAATACGGAGTTAATTTAATATCTAATGTTGTTGGCACAGCTAACCAAGTAAGCGTTACTGCAAATGCAACTTCTGGAGTTTACACATTAAGTCTTCCTTCAACAGTAAACATAGGCAATGTTAATGCAAATACATTAACTGTTAATGGAATTTCTATTGACCCAACAGGCGCAACAACAAATCAAGTTCTTAAGTTTGATGGAAATAATTTTGTTCCAGGAACTGATACAGGTTTAGCTGGCACTGTTTACACCGCAACCATTGGGGATGGTTCCGCAACAACCTATACTCTTACTCATGGTCTTGGGACTAGAGACGTTGTAGTCGTTGCAAGAAACGCCGCAAGTCCTTATGAAGTAATTGATGTTCGTTGGGAAGCTACAACAACTGGAACAGTAACATTAGATTTCTCAGCCGCACCATCTAATAATTCCGTAAGAGTTGGCGTTTATGCCGCAGTTGCTGGTTCAACAATTACAATTGCATCAATTGATGATCTTGGTGATGTTACATTATCTTCTCCTGCAAATGGTGATTTCCTTCGTTACAATGGCTCAGCATGGATAAATGATGCAGTTAATTTGTCAACTGACACAATTGGTTCATATGTCGAATCACTTGTTGCCGGTACTGGGATCACATTAGCAAACAATAGTGGAGAAGGTTCAACTCCAACAATTTCAGTAACAGCTAATACCTACGATGCTTATGGTGCCGCAGCTGCAGCTGAATCAAATGCATACGCCAATGCACAAATTTATACAAATGCAGCTGTAAGATCTTTTGAGGTTGCTGGAGATTCAGGAACTTCTAAGACAATAACAACAGGTAATTCTACCACTAGCGGTGACACTTTAACTATTTCTGGTGGGACTGGTTTGACGTCGGTAACCTCAAATACCGATACCATCACCCTTAACCTTGATAACACTGCAGTAGCTGCAGGTTCTTATGGCAATGCAAATACAGTCCCGAACTATACTGTAGACGCTCAAGGTCGCTTAACTGCAGCATCCAATACTTCAATTAGCATTCTTGCAAGTCAAGTTTCAGACTTCTCTGCTAACACAAGAGCACAGATAAGCACATCTGGCAGTGAGTTAAATTATAATTCTTCAACTGGCGTTATAAGCTTCACAAGTGCAGGAGTAACTTCACTTGCTGGTACAGCTAATGAGGTTGAGGTTTCAGCCTCTAATGGAGCAGTAACAGTTGGTCTTCCTTCAAATGTTACAATTGGTCAAGATCTTACCGTTACAGGTAACCTTACGGTTCAAGGCAATACAACAACGCTTAACACAGAAACACTTGCGGTAGAAGACAATAAGGTTCTCTTAAACTCAAGCGTAACAGGATCTCCTTCAGCAGATGCTGGAATTGAAGTTGAACGCGGTACTTCAACAAACGTTGAACTTCGCTGGAATGAAACTAATGATAAATGGCAGTTTACTAATGATGGAACAACTTATGTTAATATTGCAAGCAATACAGATGTAAGCACCGCCTATTCAAACTCCACATCATACACAGACAGTGCTATTTCAAATGTTAATAACACCATCGCAAATATCGCAACATCGTTCACTGTTGCTGGCGATACGGGCACAAATCAAACAATTACATCGGGAACAGATACCTTAACCATATCTGGTGGCACTGGTTTGAGCTCAGTTGGAAGCAACACTGATACAATTACAATTAATCTTGATAATACATCTGTATCTGCTGGCACATATGGCAATGCAAATACTATTCCAAGCTTTACTGTTGACGCACAGGGCCGTCTAACTGCAGCTTCAAGTAACGCTGTTAATATTCTTGCAAGCCAAGTTTCTGACTTTACTGCAAATGCAAGAGCTGCCATAAGTGTATCAGGAGATCTTTCCTATAATTCAAGCACTGGTGTTATAAGCTTTACAAACGATGCGGGTGACATTGAGTCGGTAACTGCTGGCACAGGTCTTAGTGGCGGCGGAACTTCGGGTGCTGTTACATTAAACCTTGCTAATACAACTGTAACAGCTGGTAACTACGGTGCAGCAAATACTGTAGCCACATTCACTGTAGACGCTCAGGGACGCCTTACAGCAGCCTCTAACTCAGCCATATCAATTGTTGCTTCACAAATTAGTGACCTTTCTTCAAATGCGGTAACATCTTTGACTGGTACGGCAAATGAAGTTGAAGTTTCAGCTTCTGCTGGTTCAATCACAATTGGTCTTCCTTCCAATGTCACAATTGGTCAAGACTTGACCGTTTCAGGTAACCTTACTGTTAATGGAAACGTTACAACTCTTAATACTGAAACCTTAGCTGTTGAAGATAATATTATAGTTCTTAACTCTGGAGTCACAGGTGCTCCATCAACAAATGCTGGTATTCAAGTTGAGCGTGGAACATCTGCCGATGTTCAAATTCGTTGGAATGAATCATCAGACAAATGGGAGTTTACCAATGACGGAACTAATTACACAGAACTTGGCGATACTACAACAGCAATACTTAAGTCTGAGATAAATGCAAAAGGTGACTTAATTGTAGGTAGCGCAAATGATACGCCTGCAATTCTATCAGTTGGAACAAATGGTTCTTTCCTAAAGGCAAATTCATCTGCAACATATGGTGTTGAATGGGCTTCAATCCCAACAATCAATGCAATAGACGATATTGGCGATGTAACAATAACATCTGTAGCTTCTGGCGATTTCTTAAAGTATAACGGATCGGCTTGGGTTAATGATGCAATTAATCTTGGAACAGACACCGTTGGTGACTATGTAGGAAATGTTACCGCTGGTACAGGTGTAATAATAACATCTGCTGGTGGTGAGGGATCAAACCCAACATTTGCAATTGGTCAAAACGTTGCAACTAACGCAGCAGTAGAGTTTAGCACTGTTGCAGCAGGCGCATTTACACTTGATTCAACTGGTGAACTTAACACATCAACTCAAGTTGTTAATGTTAATACAATTACAACAGTTGATAGCTTTAGCAAAACAGCTTACAGAACAGCTAAGTATTTGGTTCAGGTTACTCAAGGGTCAAAATACACAAGCTCAGAAGTTCTGCTTGCACACGACGGAACAGACTCCTACATGTCAGAGTACGCTGTTATTGAACTTGGCGCATCAAGAATACCAATGACAGTTTCAACTTCAATATCAGCTGGAAACGTACTGTTAAGAGTAACAATTACAGATGCAGCTTCAACAAATGCTACGGTAAAAGTTGCAAGAACATTAATAGCAGTGTAGAATATTTAGCAAGTATTAAAACTTAATAGCTAGTTTTAAACTAGAGGGATAGTGAACTTTAGTGACAGACAAAAATTTTATAGTAAAAAATGGGCTTGTTGTTGGCAACACTGCCACAATTAATGGCGTAGTTATTGACCCAGCTGGTGCTAGTTCTGGTCAAGTTCTTAAGTTTGATGGTACAAAATTTGTTTCTGCGGCTCAAACAATAGCTAATGCAGACGTAAGCGTTTCGGCAGCAATTGATTACAATAAATTAGCCGCTCTTACAAGCGGAAATATTTTGGTCGGTAATGCGTCAAATGTTGCCACATCAACAGCGGTAACTGGTGATATCACGATCACAAATGCTGGCGTTACAGCAATTGCTTCTGGGGTTATTGTTAATGCAGATATCAATGCTTCTGCTGCAATCGCCCTGTCTAAACTAAGCACCACTGGGGCTGCTTCTGGATACGTCATTAGTTATAATGGTACGTCTTGGGCCGCCTCACAACTATCAAATAATTCGTATAACCTGGATGGTGGAACAGCCTCATCCACATACGGAGGAATCACTTCTCTTGATGGAGGAAACGCATAATGCCAGTACAAATTCAATTACGACGAGATACCGCCGCTAACTGGACTACGACTAATCCCACGCTTGCTGCTGGTGAGTTGGGTCTAGAAACCGATACTGCAAAGTATAAGATCGGTAATGGGTCCACTGCTTGGTCCAGCCTTGCCTATTCGTCACTGCCATCTAACGCTATTGATACTAATACAATCAATGCAAAAGGTGATTTGCTAGTAGGTACAGCAGATAACACTATTGGTGTTCTTACAGCGGGGACTGCTGGGTATGTGTTGATGATAGATTCTTCAACTGCAACTGGTGTAAAATGGGCTGCTATCCCGCCTTCTGGTGGACTTGCAACCACTACAGAAGGTGCAATTATGACAATGGATATAGGAGCATAAAATGGCAGTTGGAGATAGAACAGAAAAACGTCTTGCTGGACCAACACAGCTGGGAACAACAACAACTACAATTGGCACTGTACCATCTGCAAGAGTTTGGGTAATCAAACAGATCATTATCTGTAACACTGATACGGCAGATAGAACGGTGACACTATCGATTGGTACAGCAGCAACAGCGGCTAATAGGTTTATGTCAGCTCTCCCATTAGGTGCTAATGACATTATGGTTTTTGATACAGCCCTGGTTCTCACCGCAGCAGAAACATTGCAGGGTCTAGCTGATTCAGCAAGCCTTGTAAATGTCACACTCGTCGGGTGGGAAAAGGAAGTCTAAATGGGCTTTGCTAGTGCCTACGGTCCAAAGAGCCTGAATAGTTATCAGTATGGCTCGGCTACTGGTGGTACCGCTATTTCTCCAGACCCAACAATTTCGGGGCAACAGTATCGCGTCTTGAGTTTTACTTCTGATGGAACTTTGACAGTTACTAAAAGTGGATTCTTTGATGTTTTGATGTTTGGTGGTGGTGGTTCTGGTGGTTCTGGTGGTTCGTCAGGATACAACTCTGGTGGAGGTGGAGCAGGAACAATTCTTCAAACTACGGTCTATCTTGCTGCTGGTTCGTATGCGGTGACTGTTGGTGCTGGTGGTGCAGGTTCTGCCAATGGTGGCACTGGGGGAAACGGTTCTTCTCTTAGTTCTGTTGTGAAATGTACTGGTGGCGGTCGTGGGTCTGGCTCTGGAACTGCTGGTAATACCTGTGAAGGTGGCAACGGTGGTGGTGGTTCGTTCAACTCTGATTCTGGTAATGGTGGGAAGGCACTGACGGCTGGTGGTTACGCAGGTGGAACTGGTGAAATCGGCGGTGGCTCTGGTGGTGGTGGTGGTGGAACAACTGCTGTCGGGTCAAATGGTGCTTCAAGTATTGGTGGCGCAGGTGGAGCAGGAACGGATGTGAGTGCTTTCATCGGTGGTTCTGCTCTCTACAAAGGTGCTGGTGGTGGTGGTTCTGGCGCAACTGCTGGCGGTGCTGGTGGCTCTGGCGTTGGTGGTGCTGGCAATACTGGAGCAGCAGGAACATCTGCGAGTGCCAACACTGGCTCTGGTGGTGGTGGCGGTGGTGCTGCAAATAAGGCTGGTGGTTCTGGTGGTTCAGGGATTGTCTATGTGCGATTCCCTATCACAACCTTCACAACGAACACCCCTGACACTAAGGCTGGGTACGGGACCGCGACTGGCGGAACCTCATCCTCTATCACCTCGTCGGGAATCAACTACACGCTGTTGACTTTTAGTTCTGATGCGACGCTTACGGTGTCTCAATCTGGTTTGTTTGATGTGCTTCTTGTCGGTGGGGCTGGAGGTGGCTACGCCGTAAGTAATGGCGGTGGTGGTGGCGGTGGTGGTGGTGTTCAGCGCACTATTTATCTTGCGGCTGGAAGCCACTCAGTAGTCGTTGGTGCTGGTACTGCCGCCTCTAGTACATCAGTAACGGGTGGGTCGTCATACATCGGCACTACAAACAACGCAATTATTGCCGCTGGCGGCGGAACAATGGACAGCGCAATGGACATTGGTTTATGCGGTGCTTGTAGTTCTGGTGCAAGAGGTAGTAGTGTGACTGCTCCCAAAAACGCTATTGCTGGAATGGGCTTCAATGGTGGAACGGCGGTGACTTCTTGCGCTGGTGGTGGTGGTGGTGCTGGTGCGCTTGGTGGTAACGCATCGGGAACAACTGCTGGTACTGGAGGTGCTGGTGTAGATATTTCTTTGTGGCTCGGTCAATCGGCTGGCACAACCTACAAAGGTGGCGGTGGTGGTGGTGGGTCTGGTAATTTTACTGGTGGCTCTGGTGGTTCTGGTGGTGGCGGTCGTGGAACAGATGGAACAATCAGCAATGCGACTGCTGGCACAACAAACTCTGGTGGCGGTGGCGGTGGCGGTAATGGTGCTTACGCTGCTGGTGCTGGTGGTTCTGGTATCGTTTATGTGAGGTTTAGAACATGAGTGTTTCTGGTGGTCGCACACAACGATTGGTGACGCAATACGGCGTTGGGTCAGGTGGAAGTCAGGTTGACCCTACTGGAGACACCATTACGATCTCTGGTGTGTCATACCAGTTGCATACATTCACTGCTGATGGAACATTCACTGTTTCCAAAGCGGGGTGGTTTGATGTTTTGATGTTCGGCGGTGGAGGTGGCGGTTCTGCTTCTCAGGGAAGCAGCAGCAGACCAGCGGGAGGCGGTGGTGCTGGAGGAAAACTTCAGACCACCGTGTATCTTGCCGCAGGCTCCTACTCGGTGACGGTCGGAGCGGGTGGTGCTGGAGGTGCGGCATCTGCAAGTGGTGATTGGGGAACGATTGGTGCTGCGTCACGAATTGGGACGATTCTTGCAGTGACCGGTGGTGGTTCTGGTGGTTGCCCATTTGTTGTTGGAACATCGACACATGTCACTGGAGGGTGTGGCGGTGGTGGAGCTGGTTACACGGGGTACACGACCGGATATGCAAGTTCATATGCTTCGACGGATTATGGGTACAGCGGCGGAAACGGGTCAGATAATGCATTTGGCGGTGGTGGTGGCGGAACTGGTGGCGCTGGACAAAATGGAGCAAGCACTACAGGTGGCGCTGGCGGTGTAGGCACAGACGTAAGCGCATTTATCGGCGGAGCATCCTTGTTCAAAGGGGCCGGTGGTGGTGGCGGTGGTTCTACTGGTGGTGCTGGTGGTTCTTCTATTGGTGGTGCTGGTGGCGGTTCTTCTGCCGCAGGTTCTGCCGCTTCGGCAAACACGGCCTCCGGTGGTGGCGGTGGTGGGCAACCATCCGGAGGCTCCAGCCGTGCTGGCGGCGCTGGTGGTTCAGGAATTGTGTACATTCGTCGCCGTGTTCAAGGCGATGCCCTCGCTACTACTGCTGGATATGGTGCTGCAACCGGAGCTTCTTCCCCATCATCAATTGTATCGGGAGGGATCAATTATAATCTTTTAACCTTTACCTCAGATGGTACATTAACGGTTACAACCGCAGGTTTGTTTGATGTGCTTTTAGTGGGTGGTGGTGGTGGTGGTGGAACACCTGGTTCCAACGACTCTGGTTGTGGAGGAGGTGGCGGTGGTGGTGTAGTTGAACAAACTATTTATCTACCAGCAGGTAGCACCTCTGTAACAGTTGGTGCTGGTGGTGCTGTTGACCGTATTGGTCTTGCATCTCTTGTTGGTCGTGTTGCGGCAGTAGGTGGAGGATTTGGTCAAACATCTGGAAGTGGTGCCGCAAGTGCTGGTGGCTCTGGTGGTGGTGCCGCATCTCAGAATTCTGGTTCAAGTGCTGGTGCTGGAACACCAAGACAGGGTAACGCTGGTGGAGCAGGTAGTGCAATTTATCAAGGTGGCGGCGGAGGCGGAGGTTATGGCTCTGTCGGAGCGAATAATGTCGTGGGTTCTGCGGCTGGAAACGGTGGTTCTGGATTTAGTCTTTCAACATTTACTGGTGGCACAGTAACAACAACTGTTGCTGGTGGTGGTGGAGGTGGTGGGGCAAACACTACCAATGGTGGTTCAAATGGCACTGGCGGCACTGGTCAAGATGGTGGAGGTAATGGTGCTGGTGGTTCTGTTGCAACTGCTGGTGCAACTAATCGTGGTGGCGGTGGTGGCGGTGGTAGACGAGATGGTTCGCCAACGTATGCCGCTGGTGCTGGTGGATCAGGTATCGTCTACGTACGTTACAGAACTTCATAAATGATATAATAGGAGGATATATGAGTCAATACTTTGCACAAATAGATGAAAATAATATAGTCACCCATGTCGCAGTGGTCATGGAGGACTTTCTTAAGGCCAACCCTGATCGTTATCCAGGACGTTGGGTTGAAACCTTCTTTGACACTGAGGGCAAGACCTACGCTGGTATTGGCTTTATCTACGACGAAGAATCAGAAGATTTCACTTCACCAGTAGCACCTGAGGTTGTTGAATAATGCCTCTTTCATCTGTTCTCGGCGCATCATCTTCGATTAGACCAGGAGTCGTTACTTCATCTACTCGCCCATCTGTTCCTTATGTTGGTCAACTCATTTTTGAAACCGATACCAACCGTTTGGCTGCTTATAACGGAAGTGCATGGGTTACGCAGAATGGTTTGCAATATATTGCTGGAGCAAGTTTTAGTAGTTCTACATCAGTTAGCATGGCAACTGGGGTTTTTACTTCAACTTATAAAACATATCAAGTTATATTTCAAATAACAAGTTGCTCTGATGGTCAAATTTCAGTTCGCGTTAATAATGCTGGCTCGGCTAGGACAGGTTCTAGCTATTATGGAAATGTTCAAAGATATCCATATAGTGGTTCAACAGCAATTAATCAAACAAATGCAGGAACTTCAGTAAATATTGGTGCAACATCTACAATTCGTCTATATTCTGCCAATATGACAATTTTTAACCCAACTGAAGCAACAACAAGAACAACTTTTGCACTGACTGGTTTTGGTTGCGATGATGCTAATAGTTATGCAAGTATTAGCGGGGGAGGAACTTATCATGTTGCAGAAGCAAATGATGGTTTAACATGGATTGCTACTGCTTCTATAACAGGATTCTATCGTGTTTATGGATACTCAGATAATTAGGAGATATTTTAATGGCTATTGACTTTCCAGATTCCCCAACAAGTAATCAGATATATACATCGGGTGGAAGAAGTTGGATTTGGAATGGCTCTTCTTGGGATATAAATATATTATATAAATTTGGATATTTTCTAGTGTTATGATATAATTTCATTATGTCTATAGAACAACAACAAATTAATATAACAATTCCAAAAGAAAAAATCCAAGAATGGAATGTTTTTTTTGCTCTTCCTTGTTATGATTCGCACGTAACAGAACCTTTTATGATGAGCTTTTTACAAGCTCTTTTATATTATAAAGAAATTGGTTTAAAGTATTCAGTTTGTACAATTTCTGATTCTTTAATTAATCGTGCAAGAAATAATCTTGTAGCTAAATTCATGGGCAACGAGTCTTTTACCCATATGGTTTTTATAGATGTAGATTTACAATTTGATAAAGAAGCAATTCTTAAACTTTTGTGGCATGATAAAGATGTAGTGACAGCTTCTTATCCAATTAAAGAAATAAATTGGGATAAAATAAAAGAAGGTGCAACAGAAGGTTTAGAAGCAAAAGATCTGATGGAGTATGCCACAAGATATGTCGTACATATGGTCAAACCAGGAGAATCACAATTAAATATCGATAATGGTGCGATAGAGTGTTATGAAGCTGGGACTGGTTTTATGTTAATTAAACGTCAAGTCTTTGATAAGATGTTTAAAAAATACAAAAAATTAAAGTATAATGATGACACTGGTGCTTTAAATGGTGTAGAAAAAAATTTTTCTTATGCGTTGTTTAATTCTTATGTAGATGAAGATGGTAGATTTTTGTCGGAAGATTATGGCTTTTGTAGATATTGGCAAAAAATAGGTGGAAAAGTTTGGGTTGATCCAACTATTAATTTAACACATTTTGGTCGTATTAAATACGTTGGAAAAATGTTAGAATTCTTAAAAAGAATAACACAATAAAATTTATATAATTTCATTACTATAAAATTGGTTTGTACCCAATACTATAATTTTCAAAACCGATTTTAATAGGAGTATCATGGCCCGTTTAAGAACTGAGACCGCACCAGAAATTACAGTATACGACGAATCCGTTGTATTTAAAGCAGCAAGCGGAGCTACTGCACCACTAGTAGAGTTTAAAAATTCTAGTGGTAACGTTGTTGCAAACATCGCAGCAAATGGTGTTTTAAATGTTAGTTCAATTGTAGCTTCTAGTGCAGGAAGTAGTTCTACCGATCTTGCTACAAAAGGTTATGTAGATGGCCTTCATGCAAACGCTCAACCCCTTGATACAGAACTTACCGCACTTGCTGGGTTAACTAGTGCAGCAGACAAAATGCCATATTTTACCGGTTCAGGCACTGCTGCTTTAACTGATGTTACATCTGCTGCACGCAGCATTCTTGATGATGCCTCAACTTCAGCAATTAGAACAACTCTTGGAGTTGGCACATCTGACAGTCCAACATTTGGTGGTGTAACAGCAAATACTGTTACAATCGGCACTAGTGCAGCTGGAACAATTAATACATCTTCTGGTAACTTGACAGTTGCTTCAACCGGAGGGTTAATAACAGTTGCTAATAATTTAGTTGTTTCTGGTAATTTAACTGTTTCTGGGACAACTACAACTATTAATACCACAACTCTCAGCGTTGCTGATAATATTGTTACCCTTAACAGCGATTTTACAACCGGTACGCCAACAGAAAATGCTGGTATTGAAGTTCTTCGCGGGTTATCCAACACCGTTGCTGTTCGTTGGAATGAAACCAATGACATATGGGAATCCACTAATGATGGAACCACTTACGGTAATATAGTAACAACAGCAGATTCCGGCACGGTAACTAGCACAATGATTGCAGATGGGACGATTGTTAACGCTGACGTAAACGCGTCTGCAGCAATTGATTTTAGCAAATTGGCAACACTTTCAAGTGCCAATATTTTAGTTGGTAATGCAACTGGCGTTGCTACATCTGTAGCGGTTTCTGGTGACGTAACTATTACAAATACTGGCAACGTACAAATTGCTGCTGGAGCAATAGTTAACGCTGATATATCTGCTACAGCAGCAATTGATCAAGGTAAGATAGCTGATACTATAATAAATGCACAAACAGCAAGCTATACTTTAGTTTTAACTGATAAAAATAAACTTGTTGAATTAAGTAATGCTTCGGCAACAACTCTTACGGTTCCAGCTAATACTTCGGTTGCTTTCCCTGTAGGTGCACGCATCGACATTTTACAAACTGGCGCTGGTCAAATAACGGTAGCTGGTGCTGGTGGTGTAACAGTAAACGGAACCCCTGGTCTTAAGCTACGTGCTCAATGGTCTGCAGCAACGTTAACCAAACGTGCTACGGACACATGGGTTTTAATTGGAGATCTAAGCGCTTAATGCCTAGTAGAGGCATTTTTGCATCTCGCAGCGGGGGGATCCCCGATGCTCCTACGAGCGTTTCGGCTACCGCTGGTAACGCACAGGCGACAGTAACTTTTACCGCATCGACGTATAAAGGTAAATCTGGTTCT